GGTTGGAGGCGCGAGGGACTCGCGCCGGAAACCCCCTCGCGGTAATTGCGCTAAACGCTGTATCGCGCCCCTATTTTATTGCGAAGTGTGCGATATGCGCGCCATAACATGCACAGCGCGATGCTATCGCGCTTCGCGGCGCAAATTGCTTAGCCGGAGTCGCGCTCGCGCGCGACCAATTTGCCCTCCTTAACCGCGTGCGAAATACAGATATTTTTTTTATGGGGTCAAAAAAAATCCCAGCAAAAATTTTCACCTACCGCTATATTCAAGGGCATGGTCGTTATCCGATACAACAATGGGTTCTTTTGTCCGCATCATCAAGTCCGATGAAAAAGAAGGTAAGAAGAAGAATTTCCAACCAAGCGGGCCAACCCAAAAAGGCTTTGACGCGTTGCAAAAATACATGGACGAGGCCGAAAAAAAATATCTAAATAAAGATAATAAATTTGGTAATTTTTCATTCTTTGATGCTATAATATTCGCGAATAACCATTTACTCGCTAATGCATTGGGTTATAGCGGCTTAACACAAAGAGATGCTTCAAGAAGTATTCACGATGAGCGCGAAGATGACAATATGAGTTTAGGTGAAGAACCTCTCATTAACGCGCCAGTTATGTTGCACCTAAAGCGATTGATTGCTAAACACCCCGAATTACAGGAAGCGCGCGATGAAGACGAAAAAGTAAATGGGAGTTTAGAAGATGCTATGGCGGGTATGGATGGCATACGACCCGACATATCGGAGTTTATCGCTAAACCATACAATAAAAACCGATTTGCGCAAGAGCATGAAATCAATGGGATTCATAACTTATTTGAGAAATATATGCACCCAATAGCACCTACGATTGTAGCAGACGCTAAATTAGCCGGAAGTCAAATTCAACCTAATATCAAAAGACGGAAGCCGCAACCGCGAGTAAGAGTCACAGGTCCTATGACTGATACATCTTTTGAAGATGAAATGAACCAATTAGTGCAACAACAAAAAGAAAACATGAGGTTCAAAGACGATAAGAGATTCAAATATGGTGGTGAAAAACAACAGCGCGCCGCAGAAGATTACTACGACAAATTCTTTTCACAGACTGATATTGACCGTGGGCCAAAAGCCCCAGCGAGTGTGTCGGTAAGAAGGCCACAAACACAAGAAACAAAGGCTTTAGAAACAAAACACAAAGATTTGATGCGAGAATTCAATCTTGATAAAAAAGCCGCTTTTGCTAAGATTCAAGAGGGGTTTAACGATTTCATGATTTCATTAACAGGCAATAAGGCGTTCGGAACATCGGGGCGCGCAGGTAAATTTGGTGCTGAAATAGAAGTAGGGCGAACACCCGACGCGATTACTCCGTCAATGAATGAATTAGGCAGAAGTCTTGGTATTGGTATGCAAGCACCAAACATACCGGATTTCATCGGTAAGAGGTGGAGGGAAGATGCTAACCCTTTCAGTATGAATCTTAGAGAAGAAATAACAGAACAATTATCTAATGAAACATCTAATCAAGGTTTTCACCCAACATTGTTAACTGCGATGGGCGAAGATGGTTTGTTAAGCACTTTGTATGGCGACCCAAGAGCATACACAACCGATACTGCTTTTATTAGTGGCGACCAAGAAGAAAAAGAAACACGCGCTAAAGAAGCACGCAGAAGTGAGAAAGGTGGTGCTGAAACCGAATCATCGTTGATGACACCCGAAGATGAAATACAAGTCTTGCGCGGTAAAAGAAAATTGACTCCTTCGCAAAAAATACAACAATTAGAGCGACAATTGAACATCGGTGAAATTGACGATTATGATTACAAAATGCAAATGATGGCAATGGATTTAGACGGACGACATCTATTAGACCCGGATGCTAAATTAGGAGGTTTAACTGGTGATGATTTTGATGTCAACCACCCATTGCATGGTAAAAACGAAGATGATTTGATTGCTTCAACAGATACATTTGTTGATGGTCTAATTGGTATGGGTCGTATAATGCGACAGTTGAGATATGAAGCATACCAACATAGTGGTGCAGAATCACCAAAAGAAAAGCAAGACATTGATGATAAAATAGCCGCTTTGAAATTAGACGCGGAGAATATTGTTGCATTTGGCAAACCCCAAGAAGAACGCACCAAAGAAGAAAATACGCGCTATAAAAAATTAGATGCTTTGATGAATGGTAAATTATCAGCATTCATTCCGAGGTTGACATCAACAATGAGTTATCAACAAAAATTGCTGAATAATTTAGGATTAAACCCTATTGATATTGTCAACGCCGCGATAAAATATGCAAACGCAGATATGACTACAACAGGCTACAATGAAGCATTCACATCTCTATTAGCATCACAAAGAAAAGACGGCACCCTAAACACATACCCGATAAGCCGTTTGTTAAAATATCTAAAAGATGTTGGATATAGACGCGCTTTAGATGAAGAATATCATGCACCGTTGATGGAGCAGAAAGAAAAATTCCGTAAAAACCATGAAGCGCGACAAATTATGCAAAAGCAAAAAGTTGACATCAATGACCCCGACCACGAACACGCCGGAGATGTTGTTCATGATAGCGAAGAATGTCTTGCTTGCCACCCCGACAGATTTGGTAATAGAACTGCGAAAGAAGCGTATGCGCGTGGAGTAAGAAAACCCGACTATAAGGGAGGGCGATTAAGAAATGTCAAAAGCCCATTCGCTCATAAATCAGTAGTAGTGCCGTCATTGACAGGATATAGTAAAGGCGGTCAAAGTGGTATGTTGAGAGTGGTTGCACCCAAAGGTAGCCCTTCATTAGCCGCTATTGCTAATCACATATTCCCTAATAAGTATGACATTGATGATTTGTTAGAGCAAGATAAAACAGCACTTGAGCAAAAACGACATCAAAAATGGGAAAAAAAGTTGAAAGACAAGTTGAAGCGTGAAATCAAAGATGCTGTGATTACAGGAAACCCACGCGCGGCAAACATTTACAAAAAATTCGGACTAAGTAAAACTCTTGAAAATCCATTAGCGACAGGACCAGCAGGTATGTCCAATAAAGAATTAACAGCCGCGTCATTTTTCTTAAACAATGACGACGCTTATGATAAACACTATGAGAAGGTAAGGAGTAGGAATTTATTAGCGACTCGCTACAATGCAATAGAAGATGCGCTATCATTCATCAAGGAGTTGACCGAGGGTGCTTATGGTAATAAAATAAAAGCGGGAGCATTAGCACAAGAGTCGTATAGACGCGACACATTAAAAGATATGATTTCACAACCATTAAGCGGTATAGAGAAACAACGAGGTGTTATTGCGCGAAATGAAATTGAAAAAGCAACATACAAGAAGCAATATGCGCGCTATTTGAAAGAACAAGCGGAGTATGAAAATTTGTTGGCTGAAACCAAGATGGTGAAATATACAGATGAAGATGGCATTGAGCGCGAAAGACGCGGGAAATACGGTGAACCAGCGCAAGTAGCAATCATCAAAGATATGGGTCAAAAAATAAAAAAAGAACACGGTAATATGTTAGCCATTATGAAACAGGCTGATAGAAAAATTGAGAAAGCCAAGAAAAAAATAGATAGATACGAAGACAAAAGTAGCCAATCTATTGAGCGCGCAAATAAACTTATGCTTGGTGCTTTTGTTATGGGTGGTGAAGAATTAGCAAACTTTGTTAAAAATCCTAAAGAAAGTAGCGAAAGAGAAGTTATTGAGAAAGTCTATAATAAATTATACGCGGATAGCCCTTCGGGTGAATACGATTCAATCATAACTGCTGATATGAAAGGCAACATAGGATATGATAAAACGCACAGTTTGTCCAAATACAAAGAAGGAAGATTAGGTCAAATGGCTGGAACAGGTATAAGATTTAATATCAACAACAAAGCAATGCCGCGTATTAATTCCCAAATGCAATTAATTGCTCATCGTATGAAAAATGGATTCCCACTTAGCGAAGAACAAATTGCGCAAGCCACCGCGATGATGGACGACGCAGAAAACGCAGATGATAGTTTTGATGATGAAGCGTTAAATGAAGCAATTGCTAATTTATCATTAGAAGAATTAGCCGATGTCAACATGTCGGAGTTAAGACATCGTCACCACGACTCAAACGAAGATGAGTTGGGGTTGCTGTCCGAAGAAGAAGCGGCGCGTAGAGAGTTGAATTCACACTTTACAAGAGAAGCAGAAGAAGCAATTGCGCGTGGTGATTTCGCCAGCGCAAATCAATTGATAAGCAATTGGCGACAGCACGCGCCAACATTGTGCGGAACATGCCATGGACATAGATTTGTGACAAGAGATGAAGCAAAAACATACTTGCGCCATCATATACCGGAATTAAGAGATGAACCAATGGGAAGTCCGAGGTTTGATAGATACATAGCGGATAATCTGCGACCACGCGGTGCTTCTTCATTCGCGGGACACGCGATGGCTGATGATATGGAAGATGATGAACATGAACAACTCGCTTGTCCTTCTTGTAATCACAGCGCGGATTATGTTAGGGGTGGACAATTATGTAATGGTATTTGCTCCGAGTGTGGCGGTAGCGGTATTCGCGACCCCGATGATGAAGCCCACTTGTATGAAGGTTATACAGACAAAGAAGGAAATAAGATAGATGGTAAAAATCACCACTATACACACAATGGTGCTGTTGACGCGAAGTTTGATTTCCTTAACTCATTAATGTTGCAAAGCGCGCAAGCCTCAATTGATGGTCATAAAATGCCAGCGGGTATGTTAGCACCATCAAAACCTCTATGGCAAATGTATGGGGACGCTACTGATAGTGGACAGTTTAGAACACTTGAACAATTACGCGAAGCGCGCAAGAAGAAAGAGTTGCCGAAAATAGAAATTGACGAAGATGCCCCGGAGTTCCAAGGTGTGCCGTCGCGACAAATTGACCCCGCGATAGCAGAAGAGGTGCGTCAAAAGAAATTAGCAGAAAAACTTCTTGAGGAACCAACAAAACCTAAAGCGGAGATAAAATTACCTACTGTTCACAACACCGCAACAGAAAAACACAATCAACTTATGCTCGGAAATCATATTGATAAATTAGCGCGAATGGCGATAGCAGGTCAAGGTAATGCTCCACAGTTCCAAAGTCAATTCAAAGGATTAACAAGCGATGGTGAAGAAATTTACGAACAGGTGCCGATAGATGTTAAACAACAAATTAACGATTTAGTTAATGAAATAAAAACACACCCAGCATTCCTCAACGGTGATGTCCACGGCAACACAGAACATCATTTGCTTGAGCAAATACATAAATTGCAAGAATTAGCGGAAGCACCTTTTGTTGACGACCTAAGCGATGTTGAGGCTGGAAGACCAATGAAGAGAAAAGATAGAAACAAGTTAATTGCTCAAAGGAGAAGATTGCCCGTTGATGAAAAGGGCAACATTTCTTTGACAGCCGCAGATGTGTTTGGTGGTAATTCACCTATGACATTTGGAGATTTTCAAGCACATTACCCCGCGCATGGTCGTATGTTGACTATGAAAGAAATCCGCGAAGGTGTCTTTAAGCCGGGTGCGACACACGCACCAAGCGATATAACCGATGAAGATTTGAAAAGATTATTTGCAGGTAATAGAAAAGCGCAAGGTGTAATAAAAAGACGCGAAAGAGTCAATGATTATAGCCCCGAAGCGATACAAAGTATAGTAGATGTATTTGATAAGATAAAAAGACCTATGACTCGTCGTAAGACAACAAACTTGACGAGTTCCGCGTTAAACGATTTGCTTAGAAATTATGGTGAAAAAGAAATGGTTGGTGAAATGGAAGACCATCATTTGACTTATAGCGATGAAACTATGAAAGCAATTGCTGATAGTGATATTACCAAGAGTAAAGTTAACAATCTTTTGACATCGGCTAACGCAGATGGAAAACAACGCCCGTTGAATAGCCGATACACGATGGGTTTGAATATGGCTATACGAGAAATGTGGCAAAAATACGCTATAATGAGCGCAATGAGTGTATTTATGCGCGAAATTAATAATCCTCTTGAATTCCCTAAGATACCGCAAAGTATCAATCAAAATAACTTTCAAGATTTGACACGCGAAGATAGTGCATTGTATGAACTGATGCATGACGAAGCCGCGAAACTACTTGGGTATGATGATTACAACGAGTTTGAAAAGAAGTTTAACTTAAAGAAAACAGCACAGATTACTGGTGGAAGAGGTAATATAATTCAAGAAATTAAACCGTTAGAGTTCAAAGACAGCGTGATGGCGAATGCAAAACACAGCGATGAAGGTGAATTCCCTATCGGTTATGAAGAATTAAAAAGAAATGAAGACGGCGAGATAGAGAGTAAGTTTGTTCCTTCTATGACATCAGCAATACTTGAGCGAGCGAGAAACTCTTTAACAACACCAGCAGACCAACAAATGTATGATGTCATGAAGAAGGTTGGTAATTATCACGAATGTCCAAATTGGTATCATCGCGACACTATAAACAACTTAGTTAAAGGCCAAGAAGGTAAAGAAGATGGATTCGCTAACTTTGAAGAACTTAGACAAGCACACGCTAATAACGCTTTACCGCCGGAATTAGCAAAAGAAATTACTACATCATTTATGTTAGCATACATGTCACACCCGACATTATCACTTCAAAACCATGATGATATGCTCAAATACGAACATGCTGTAAATGAGGGGCGAGCCGCGACACCTCCTGTGCAACCTGCACCGCAACCTGTTCAACAACCTGCACCACCTGTTCAACAACCTGTTCAACAACCTGTTCAACAAATGGAATATCCACGCTATGAAGTCATGTTTGGTCGGCCTATAAGAAGAATAGATAGCGACGAAGATTCTCAATAATATCATTTTATTATTACAAAGATAATTAATATATTGTTATAATAATAATATTATAATATTGATAAAAAGGTGAATCAATAGACTTATTTATGGTTCGCGCCACGCATTACGCAAGGAGGTTGGTTGTTATGCAAGAGCGAACACCACAAAATAAAGACGAATTAAGAGTATTAGGGCTAATTTCATTTGTAAGCATACTTGTTGGTTGCGCTGTCGCGGTATTTGATGCAGGGCTATGGTTGAAAGATACTTCAACCCATACAAATGCAATCACATATATGATGGGTGCATTCACATTACAGGGAATGGCCTATTTCATTTACAAAATGTTGGCTCAAGACGGAATGGACCAACGCGCAATCATTTCAAATATGCAACGGAACATGACGCGACAAATGCAAAGCCAACAAATGCGATTTGCGCAAGCGCAAATGGATATGGAAATCAAAAAACAAGAAGTGGCATTCGCGAAACAGATGGAAGAATTAGAAAAAGACCCCGAAGTTCAACAATATCTTGGATTGATGGGTCTTGACACCGAAGAAGATACCCCACAACATAAAGCCACAGAAAAAAAAGCAATTAAATTAGGCACTAATAAGCCACGAAACGCTGATGGCACTTACAAAAAGATAAACAAGGGGTGAAAGTTATGGGTTGGTTATTCAAAACCCCAAGCGATGATGCGACAGAAGCCACGCTACGCGCTTTACATACACAAAATACGCTTGATACATATTATGAGCGTGGTAAAGCCTTAGTGTTGTGTATAATTGTTGGTTTTGTATCAGCATTAGGTGTGTCTTGGTTTGAGTATGGCACAGATTTTAGCGTTTGGGAGAATACTGTTAATTGGTTCTTAGAAAAAATACGCGGCTGGGTGGGGTGATTGGTTGCAACATTCGCTGGAAGCGCACTTATGGGGGCAGTTGTTTATGGTCGCGAACTATACAACTTCCTCAAACCGCGCAGAATCGGCGTTTATGGACCAACACAAGTCGGTAAGACGACACTTGACCAATTTATGAGAACGCCGGGAGAAATGGACGATATAGAGGAAAGGACTATGCACGCTCAACGGTTATTTGGTGGTGGATATGTGCTTCCTAAAGCAAGTCGTAAGCGTATTCGCTGGAAAGGAGAAAAAAGAGTAGTGCATTCCGCTGACATTGGCGGTCAACAGCGTTTTTGGAACCTATGGATTGATGATATGGTTGATAGACAGGTTGAAATTGCTATTTTTATGACTGATACGCGCGTTTTGAAAGGAAATGGTGCGCAAATTATTGACGCGGTGGGTGGTTTTGAGTATCTTGTTGACTCGTTGATAGAAAAAAGATGGAAATATCGCTCTTTAAAATCAAGATTGAAAGGAAAACGCTACGCTCCAAAGCAAATATGGCTTGTAGCGAACAAAGCCGATGAATGGTGGGACGATAATGCTAACATTTTATGGCAATCTAACCGTTTGCGAGAACATAAAGTGTTTGATGCGCACCGCCCAGCCATGCGAAGACTACAAAAAGCGGGTATTCCGTGTCGTGTTAGCATGATGGCGACTAAAATTGGCTGGAATGTGGAAAAAACAATGATAGAAATGCTAAGTTGGTGATAAAATGCTTGGAAATACACCCCAAAATGACCTAATGCGCCTTGCCGCACAAACACAGATGAGTCTTGCACAAATGCAACAACAGGCTACCGCACAAGCCGCGATGAGCAACATAAGTGAGCATATTGAAGTCCCACAAGTCAATTTTTACCCTTCACAACACCCAAATCCCAAAAAAGCGCGCAGAAAAGACATAAAACAAGCGTATAAACTGCTAAAACCGACAAAAAGAAGCATTTTTTCGCCGCGAAGGTGGTTATTTGGTGGAAAATACCGATATAATACCAATACAATGCGTTGTGTTATTGATGGAGCGGATATTGAACACCTTTTACGGCACGCAGGGAACATATATGAGCAGGTAATTGATGAAGAAACTGGTCAATCTTTATGGGATTTATACTTCAAAAACCCCGTTACAGGGGAGGTTGAAGCCTTTGTAGCGCGTGAAAATGTTACAAGTGGGCGTAAAATGCGCGGAACATACTGTCCCGAACACCTACATTTGTATCATTTATTATGTAAATGGGAAAAAGAAGAAGAAAAAGAGCAAGAGGCGAACAACGGAACACTAAGAGCCAAGTTGAGAAAGGGTGTTTCAACGGTTGCTGTGCCGATAAGTAGCATAAAAAAGAAAGATAACACACCCCCTATATTATCAAAATACGAACAATTCTTTCAAATGCTAAAACAAGACAATATTCCTATCACACATCTAACTAATGCCGCGACAGGCATGAATGATTTAGTAATGATTGTCTTTGATATGCGTCAATTTCAAGCAGGGAATAATGCAAGATTGCTATATGATGCGCTCGCTATCCATCAATCCCAGCAACAATCGGCACCTCTCCCACTACCGACAGAATCAAATGATGGGAGCGCGTGAGGTGGTATCATGGTGTGGCCGTTCAATAACAATAATCAACAAAATCAGCAACAAAATGGTGCTTTGAATCTTGGATTACCCGGTGGACAACAACAAGTTGCCGCGCAAGGTCAACAGCAATGGAGTCAACAACAATATGGCTTTCAATATCAAGCACCTCCGACTGAAATGGAGATACTATCAGCGATGATAACAACAAATCCAATGATAGATAAGTGGTTGTCCGACAATAATGGCTCCAATATGAATATGTTTGTATCACTTTTGAGCAGTTTAGTCGCGGTATCAGTTAATACTTTACTCAAAGATGCGCGTTTAGTTGAAGATGGAGATGGATATAAGTTTGATTTTAGCGGAGTTCAAGGATTACCGACTGTTGATAGCGTAACTATGTCGCAAACTCAATTACTAAACAACGCATCAAACAATGTTCAGCAAAAAAATATGCAGTTCCAACAAATGGTTCAACTCGCGAATCAAGGTGTAATGCAAAACATGTTGAACGAGGCTATGGCTGACCCCGGATTGATGCAAAATGTCGGCGGTGGTATTGGTTCATTTGTTCGTGGAATAGCCGGAGGTAGATGATATGGATATTGGCTCTCTTTACACCACTATTAGTGATATGACTAACTTGCGTAAGTCTGTTGTTGTTGATATGATTATGGTTCAACTTATTTCTTTGACACTTGGTTGTTTCTTAATTTTGGTTTTCTCCGGCCCACAGATGTCCTCAACAGATTTAAGTTGGGTTATAGGTGCTTTATTCATCTGTTTCAGCGCAAGCGGTATTGTTTATCGTCGGCTCGGCCAACAAGGTTGACCATTTTCCAATAGGGCATTCGCTGTTTTTAAAAATAGTTTTTGTTTTGATAAAACAACCACAAAGACTGCATCTATCGTGGTTTCTTTCGGAGCATGTCAAGCAAATGTTGTAGCGACGCTCTCTTTCTGTTAAGTCTGCGCGTTGATTTGTGATTAAATCAGCCGCGGCTCGCGAAAGACTCTTAGCGGTTCCTAATGAGATTGGAACTCCGCCTATTTTTGGTGCGCGTTTCAATCTCTTTCTCATGGGAAAGACTCTTTTGCTACCACTACTTGGTCTTTGCTATGGCGGAGCGTATATCAAGAGCCTCTTGTAAGTTCTGTCAAGACCCCGACCGCGATGGTATCGAAGAAATGATGAAGGCTGGGTTGATTACTGCGAAGCAATTAGACAAAGATAAAGGGTGGCGAGAAGGCACCGCTGATAGGCATTTTCGCAACCACATGGGAGAATATCACATGGGTAGTAATAGCGAATGTGGTTTTTGTGTATCTTCAAAAAGAGAAAGTTTGGAGATGGCGTATTTTAACGCCAGTATGACTGTTGAAGAAATAGCCCAAGATTTGCAAATGCCCGAATCCAGTGTTTATCATCATCTTAAACATCATCTTAAGCCAGTAGTGCAGAAAGGCGCGGCAGATATTATCATAGTTGAGGCTGGTAAAGAAATGGAGAGTTTGCGAACAAATTTATCGCGCATAAATGGCGAATTGGGTCATTTTCTTGACGATGCAGACCGCAATGACCCACAATATGTTCGCAACATAGTATCTTTACACAAAGAAGTTCGCGAAACAGTCAAAGATATTATGAGAGTGCAAGAACGCGCGGCTGGTAATACTAACGAAACCATGAACGCACAGACGATAAACATACTCAAAGTTGAATTAGCGAAAGAGTCCCCCGAAGTATGGGCGCGGTTGCGTGGTAAATTGATAGGGGGTGATGAATGATGGTAGGTGGTCCCGAAGGTAGCACCGCAGGTATGCGATTTAATCCTCGTCAAAGTGCAGAAGAATTACAAGACGACTCAAGTGTGGGTCGTGAAGATTCGGAAGAACGCGCACTTCATGATGCTAAAAAGCGTGAGAAACAAGAGAAACGCGCTAAAATGATGCAAGGTCTTCAACACATGAAGATAAAAATACCACAAAAGCGCGATGATGAAGAAGATAGCGACATGAAAAGACAGGCCGAGGCCGGTCAAATGTCCGGTCAAGTTGGTCAAAATGAGGCTATTGATGGTGCTAACCCTCGCGGTAGTTTTGGTGGTGGTGCTGGAATGAACATGTTGTTGTCAACTGCACCGTTTATTGATGATGCTTTTGAGTCAATACGCAAGGCCAAAAAAAACGAGCCGAAATACGACGACGAAAAGCCTAAGAAAACTACTACACTTGAAACACAACAAGCAAGAGCGCGTGCAAAGAAAGGTAGGCGTAAAAAGAAATACGGTATGAAAGATACTGAAAGCGCGAAAAGAAGTCGTAGCACAAAAAAGAGAAGACTCAAAGGTGGGAATGTAAGAACACCAAGCATCGCTTCAACGATGTCAGCGGCTCGCGCACCTTATGTTTCATTTGGTTTAATGGGTTCAAGAAGACCCTCTCCGACAGGACCAAGGTTTTTGACTTTCTCAACAGGAAGAACTCAAGCAAGAACAGCCACTAATCCGCAAAAAAAGGTGGAGCAAGACTTACGACAGGCTATGCGTCAAGACACACCGACACAAGACATTACCCCTCCTATACCCACAGTTAGCCCTCAATCAAGAGTAGCACGCGCACCACGCGGTTCGCGAGATTCAAGACCACACAAAAAAGCACTAAGGCAACCAAGAACTGCCGCAACACCGGGTGGAAAAGAAGCGTCGGAAGCGACTTCTCTTGCTGGTGGTAGTGCTTCTGCTATGGCCGCGGGCGGTATTGGTTCAAGTGATGCTATATTGGCTTCCGAAGAGTTCTTGCATAAGCGCGCACAGAAGTTGAAATTAGGCATATCTCATCGCGACCGTATTGAATATCGTCAATTAATAGACCAACTCAATCATCTATTGCGCCGATTAATGCGCAAAGAGGATAAGTCAATGCAAGGTGCTGATGAAAAATCATCACCTAATTCATCGGGTGGTTTAACATCTAATCCAACAGGCGCAACTGAAACAGACCCCGATGACGACGCGACAAGATGGGGCGCGCACCCTTACGATTTGTATGTTAGAAGGGGTGGTGTAGGTTGAGCGATATTATCTTGAAAGGTCAAGGAGTTTGGTATATGGACGAAAATGGTATGATGCACCCAATGTCATTTCCACCTCCCGATTCCGACCATGAAAATTTATCACACTTTCACATCAATAGTAAAACAGGAAAGCCGTTCAAAGAACTTGAGGGTAAAGGTTTAGTCGGTAAATTCCCAATAGAAATAGCCGCTGGTATTTTTGCACGCGAACTTATGGAGCAAGGATACAAAGATGAAAACGGTATTAGAAGAAAACCTGCTTCGGAAGCATCGGCGTTGAGAGTAGCAAAAACTGTATTCAACAATGCGACAAAAGACTTCAATAAAATTAAGCGCGAAAATAATGATGATTTCAATGTTTTACCGATGAAGTTTGATGAGAACGGTCGATTGCACCCCGATTATAAAAATAACCATTATGGAGGTCATGTTTCTCGCCGCGTTCCAACATCTAAGAGAGCAACAAGAACTAAAGATGGTAAAGTCATTAATAATCACCCGCGAAATGAACAACATAAACAACTTGGACAACATCTTGAATCGGCGGCTTTTCATGTTGAAAAAGAGTTCCGTAAAATAGCAGAACAGATGGGTGTTGAAAGCGTCCTTGGTGCTAAACAAAATGTGCTTGAACCACAACAATTAACACAAGGTATAACACATCGTTATACTTCAAAAGACAAACCTCCGACTCATAGAGATAATACAACATATCCTTCTCATTACAAAGATTTGCATTCACAAACTGCCGCTTATGGTAAGTATAGTCCGATGGATATAGTATCTATATTACCTCCCGATTTTTTTGTTCCTTCAACAGAAGGCAATATGTCAAAGAAAGTTATGAATCAATTAATAGAAATGGGCTACGACCAACCAACTGCGCGCTCAATGGCTCGCGCACCAATCAATCAATTGTTATATGGACGCGGCTCGGAAGGTGCTGAAACTAATGTCAATAAGATAGTTCGCAACATGCGTAATGTTCTAAGAATAAATACTGATGAAGATGTGCATAACATGTTTGCTAATCACCGAAGCCATATAGCAAGAGAGGTTGAAGGTGGAGATAGAGGAAGAAACGGTAAGGCTGTTGAAATTTTAGCAATGATGAAAACAGCGCAAGAGTTAGGTGTTGAGCCAGCCGAGTATTCTTTATTTGGTTCACCACCACCAAGCATAATGAATGGTTGGCGACAAATTGCTTTGAATGAGGGTGGCAAGAAAGTTGATTTAGACGCTCTTGGTAGTGTTGATGAAAGACACGCGATGAGAGGTAATTTCGCAAGTGATATGAAACACATATACGAATCATTCCCCGAACATTTGAGCGGTGGTTCAACCGCTGATGTATTACCCCCTCAACCTATTGTATCGGATATGCCTATGAGTGAACCACCACCCGCGCTGTCAACACAAGAGCCACTACCGCCAGCACCAGTTCAGCCACAAGTCAATCCATCGTTCAATCCTTACTTTGACCCGTCAAGTTTTCAATTCTCCGATGACGACCCAATGGGTGTTATCGCGACTATCATGGAGCGCGTGCAAATGCATGACGCAGGTGGCTCTTTGTTAGTGAAATATGACCCTATGGATAATTTTGATATGCAGAAATTGGGTCAAAATGTTGGCATGTCAAGTATTGATGTTCGCGCGATTGCTATGTCGCTTGGTGATTGGGGGGTTATAGCGAAATCCTTTAACACTACCCACGATGTGGTTCGCGCTATCAAGAGGTCTTGCGGAGGTGCAATCAATGGTTGAAACATGGGAAATAGAATGGAATAGTAGTATGCTGGAACATGGTCGCGACTTAGGGACTATGGAATTTATTTTTGCAAAAGGCGGCACCATCGCGGATATGAACTATGTTATGTTTGATGTTCAAGACACCACTTGGGAACCTCTCATCAAGGCTGTTGCGGAGCGCGACAACTCTCACCCCGACATCATTCGGAAGAATGTTCCACAACAACCGATATTCGGTATGCCTAATGAACAATTTAGACCTGCTGTTCCGGCGGCGGGAACTGCTGTCGCGCCAAACCCAAGAGCGGCGAAGCAAGCAAACCGCGCTATGCGTTCCGCCCAAGCAGGTGAAGCAGTCCGTGGTGGTAGCACTAAAGTTGGAGATTTAGCGAATGCTGGTTTTTACGGCCAAGCCGCTATGCAAGCGGGTAAGAATATCTTTCAAGGAATGAAGGACCGAAGAGCCGCGAGAGCCGCTGACACTTCTAAAGAAGGAGGTATGCGACAACGCATGGGTGATTTCATGGGTAAGGTTGGTCGTGGAATTAGCGACTTACGACATGCCCCACAAGCCGCTATGCAATCATTTAGAGATAGCCGCGCAAGAAGCGAAGATGAAGCACGAAGAAATACACTTGAAACTGGTCTTGGTCGCGGACAGCGACAAATTCAAGACGCAGAACGCAGAAATGTTCCGGGTAGTCAAAACTTTGACACAAATATGGATAGAGCGCGGGGAGCCATCAATCAAGGACTTGCTCGCGACTACAACATCAATGTTCCAACCGATAGTGAAGGCAATCCAACTATGACTGTTCAAGACGCTATGCGTGATGAAATTAAACGGATTGGTGATAGACGCGCTGAACCAAAAGAAGGATTCCTCGCTGGTATGAAGCGACGCGGTGAAGAGCGACGAGCAAGGAATCAAGCACAAAAAGAAGGAGCGGCATACGCACCTTCTAATGTCGTGCCGGAAGCAGAACCGGAGCCACCAGCAATGCCGGAACCACCAACACCCGAAGCGGAGCGAGCGGCTAATACTGATATAGTGCCGAAAGAAGAAGAAGAAGAATTTGTATTCAACAATCCGCAAAGCGGACCCGAAACAGGAACACCACCACAAGACGCGGGGCAACCAATGAAGGTTGAACCCGAAACCGCTACGGCGACTGAACCAACATTTGGACAAAGGTTTGCTAACGAGGCTGGTATGAAATTAGGTGCAAACGCAGGTGATAGAGTCGCGGGTGGGTTAGATAAAGTGTATGCTCAACACCAAAAAACCCCATTCGCTAATTACGAAGATGCAATGCAAGCCATGTTGCAAGGTGGTGTAGGAACAAAAGGTATGATTGACGCTGGTAAGTTTAGTGGTAAAACAGGAAAGGCTGTTGAAGCGGCTTTAATAGAAATGGGTTATACTCCGGCACAAGCAAAGGCTATTGACCAAGCCGCGAAGCAAGGTAATCCCGATGCAAAAGAGATTGTTGAAGAAGCAACAGGTGAAGAAGAATTCCAATTTAATAATCCCGATATGGCAAGTGAAATGGCGGATATAGGCAACTTTGGTCTAAGTGAAGATAATCACAAAGCGTCGTGGAATTCACTATTAAAAGGGTTAAATATTAGGTGATGGCGTGTGCAGTCGTTATCACTTGAAGCAATTGAGGAAATTGACTTTGAGGTAGCGAAGCGTGATTTCAAATTTTTCTTTGAAGAAATACTTGGGTTTCAACTATCGTGGCATCACGAACAATGGTTCAACAATCTTGAGTCGCGTAAAAGATATTGTGTTAAAGCGGCGCGTGACCACGGCAAGTCAACGCTATTTCTTGGTTATATGCTTTGGAAAACAGCGTTTAATCCAAAGACCAAAGCGGTATTGATTTCACACAGTCTTCACCAGTCTATACATCACATGAGAACACTTAACGATTTGATTGATAGTGTGCCGTTTCTTGCTAAAATGAAGAAGCCGGATTCTTGGTCAAAGACATTTTTTGGTTTTGCTAATGGTTCTAACATTAGCGCGAAGTCGGTTGGTGGTGCTATCCGTGGTATTCACCCCGACCTTATTTTATGCGACGACATTCTGTGGGGAACAACTGACACAGAACTTGCTCGCGTCGCATCATGGTTTTATGAAGTCCTTGTCCCGACGCTCCACCACACATCAAAACTAATGATAGTTGGGACACCCTTTACTCCAACTGATTTATACACAGAACTTGAAAGTCGCGACGGTTATCTTGTTGAAACATATCCGGCTATCAATCTCAAAGGTGAAGCGTTGTGGCCGGAGCGTTGGGACTTAGAATCATTAGATGCGCGCAGAAATGATATGCCAGCGATAGCATTCGCGCGTGAATATCTTTGTGAACCAATGGACGATGTATCAAGTCTATTCCCATCAACCATTCTTCAAGCCGCTAAAGACTCATCGTTGAAGTTGATTGAACGCGAAGTAGGCGACCCCGACGACCAATACTTCATTGGTTGGGACCCTGCGATTTCAAGCGACCGAGCGGCTGACTATACTGTAATGGTGGTGCTTCGCCGTCCATCAACTAATCCCGAACTGCTTGAGTTAGTTCACGCAATCCGTCGTAAGAATATGGACTTCCGCACACAGATTATGGAGATTCAAAGACTCAACGCGAAGTTTAACCCCGATGTGATTGAACTTGAAGCAAACAACTTCCAGCGTGTGTTTGCGACTGAATTACGCGCAGATACAGATTTACCTATCAAGACATTTATTTCCACACGCCAACGCCGCGAGTCGCTTCTCATGGGTTTGGTGTTGCGCTTTGAGAAAGAGCAAATCCGTTTGCCGTGGGGTGATGACCGTTCTCGCACGCTGATGTCCGAACTTGAGCGGGAGTTGCTTATGTTTGGTATGAGCAAGAAAGGTCGGCTTGATAGCATCGGTAGGCACGATGACTTTGCTATTGCTCTCGCGTTGGCGCATTGGGCGACCACGGAGTTCCGTGAGCGCATTGTGGACTTAGATGAAATAATGGCGGGGTTGTTAGATTGAGCGATTGTAATTGTGAATTTTGCGTAGGAACGAATGCGGCTTTTGGCTATCTTGAAAAGAAACTATGTCCGGCGGGTAAGGCCGCGGCAAAGCGTAAATTCAAGGTTTATCCAAGCGCGTATGCAAATGGTTGGGCTGTCCAATACTGTCGCGGTAAATTCAAAGGCAAGAAAAAGAAGGGAGGCAAAAAGAAATGAAACTGAAAAAAGACAAATGTTGTTGTGGCGGAACTAAAGATACGCCTTGCGTTTGTATGATTGAAGGTAATCAATGTTCTGCTAAAAAACCTAAATGCCCTTGTTATAGATTAATGGATAAACAAAAAACGACTTTGAAAAAGATGGTGCGCGTAGTATGACAGTAGAAAAAAACTTGAATCGTTGGTTTAAGGAGAAGTGGGTCGATGTTTCTCGTAAAAATAAAGACGGCTCACACCCTCCATGCGGTCGAAGCAAAGCCAAGACTTCAAGCAAAGGTTATCCTAAATGTCGTCCTTCCGTCAAGGTATCAAGTAAAACTCCAAAGACTTCCGGCTCTATGTCCGAGGGTCAAAAACGCGCGGCAACAAAACGCAAGCGCAGTAAAAAACAAGGTGTGGGTGGGAAGCCCACGGTGGTAAAAATGGAATATGAATACATTATGCACGAACCAATAACAGCAGAAGAGTTAGCGATGATGAACGACGAAGATATAGCGAAAGAGGTATCTTTTTGTGATTGTTGCTCACCGTTTGACATAGCAACTTCTGTATTGAAAGCCAAGAAAAAAAGCAAGCCATTTCATGGTTACAACCCGAATAAGCACAGTCGTAAAGGTGGGCTAAATGCCAAAGGACGCGCCGCCGCAAAGCGTAAGAGTGGTGCTAATCTTAAACCCCCTGTAACTACCAAACCAAGTAAATTAAAACCGGGCGGCAAGAAGGCTAAAAGGCGTAAATCATTTTGCGCGAGAATGAGTGGTGTTAAAGGACCGACCAGTAAAGGAGGCAAATTGACTCCTAAAGGTGCGGCGTTGAAAAGATGGAATTGTTGAAATGTTTGAATATTGCGGGTGGTGCTATGTTGATGAAAGCGTCTATCCGTTCGGGCTATGTAAGAAGTGTTGGATTAAGTATGGTAAACCTCAACCAATGAATGTGAAAGGTGAGGCAACATGATTATTGATTTATCCGATGAAAATACTTTCATTGATATGATATTGAAAAATACTATACAGGGTGCATCATTTGGTGATGCGCCACAACCAATTAATCAAGGTCAAGGACAAGCAAACGCTAATCCAACACCACCAAAGCCCAACGAAACTGGTGAGCAAGAAGAAAAAGACAAAATAAAACAAGTGGTGCAAGAACAACTCAAGCGTTCATTACCCGATGGAGGTTGGTTTCAATCAATGTTTGGTCGCGGTGCTGGTGATTTAGTTAAAGATTTGAGATTGGCGCGGCGTGAACATAAAGACATGCGCGATGCTATCGACCACGCTATCGACGCTATTCGCATTGCTAAAAAACAAGAGGTTGAGGCTACCCTTCAATCAATTGAATGGATTGGTAAGCACGAAGATACAGTTAGAAATTTAGGTATTAGTGAGCGTGATTTACAAGCGTTGCGCAAACATGGTGTAAATCGCGAATATGCACTTCGCCGCGCTTGTGTTCAATGGGAGAAAGCAAATGATATTATCAGTAAATTGCTTTTGATAGATGGGGAATTCAATGATGAACAAAGGCAAATGTGGGTTGACGCACAACAATTAAAAAAGAATTCTAAGAAAGAATGGAAAAATAGTTTGCACTCGATTGACAACATCAAAAAAAGTGAAGCGATATGGTTGACTAAAGCAACATCAATACTTGAAAAGCGGGGTCCGTTATCAGCGAGAGAACTTGTTGGTAGTATGAGCGGAGTGAAAAGTTTAACTACACAGAAATTGAGCGCGCTCTTCAAAATGCATGGAGTTGAATATGATATTGAAAAGATTGGCGCATCATGGGGTATAGTTCGCGATGACACAGTTATTTTCAAAGATGTATGGGCTTACGCCGCTGGATTTCTTGACGCTGATGGTTATATTACAATCACTAAGCGTCTTGAGCCAAGGGCTGGGTTTATAGCCACAGGAGAAAGAGGTAAGATGCATTGTGAACAATTACACAAGGCTCTTGGATGCGGTGTTCTTCAAACAGATTTGAAGATTCATAAAAATAGCAGACGAACGCAACATAGATTACAGTTTTATAGTGAGAATGATTTAAGGAAATTAATGAAAGGTTTGCGTCCACACCTCCGAATGAAAAAAGGTCAAGCGGGTGCTGTTCTTGAGTTGCTTAATTTGCGCGGTCGCAAAACTGACATTATCAAATCTCGACGCGATGAATTGTATCGTATAGTAAAATGGTTAAACTGGAAAGATGTGCCGGACAAGCGTGAAGAATTGCTTAAAGAGTGGAACATTGATGAACTCGGACTTCATGCGATGTTTAATCGGGATGGCGAAACCCTGCGTCTTCTTGACGACGCTAACCGACTTGTGGAGATGATGTGATGGTAGAAGAGAAAGGCTTAGTTGGTCGTTTTTTGTCAAGATTGACTAAACCGTTCAGTCGGCGAACAACACCCGAACCACAAATGCCTCTTTGGAAAACTGGTATCCAAGAACCCGTCTTGGTTCAAGGTGTATCAATCCCTGCTCTTTACGCAACAGTTCAAGAGTCAATAATTTTGAGAACAACAATCAATACTTTATGTCAAGAAATATTCCGTCGCGGTTATTATTGGGAGAAAAAATTCCATAAGAAATGCACTAATTGTCAAGAAGAATATCAACACGATACAGTCAATGAATGTCGTATTTGTGGTAATGAAGAATTCGATAGCCCCGATGCTGACCAAATACTATACCCGCGCTGGTTGTTGAAGCAACGCAACAGTATGGACCAATCATTTATTGAAGTGATGAAAGAGATTGAATGGGATTTAGATATTGTCGATGATGCATTTTTACTGCTCATCAAAGAATACTTCATTGACCCAAAAAGTGGTGAGATTGAGTTTTTCCGAGTCAAAGAATTAGTGCGTGGCGACCCAACATTCATGCGAATTGTAGCAGATAAAGCGGGTAAGCGCGGAGGTAGATATTTGCTATGCCCTGTTCATCGCGACAAAACATACCCGCATAACGGCAACCATAGCAAGTGTGATGTGTGTTCTCTTCCTCTTCAAGATGTTCATTATATCAATACAGCAGGTAGTGGTAAAACGCAATATTATCTTGACGGTGAAGTATTACACTTGTCCAAATTTAATCCTACCAAACTATACGGTCGTTCACCCGTCGCGAGTATGTGGAGGCAAGCGCAATCACTTACTGCTATGGATAATTATATTTATCTCGCATACCAAAAGCGAAGAATACCGCGTGGTGTTCTTGCAATCACTACTGACAATATTCAATCAACTGCTTCATTTTGGAAGGGAGCAGAAGAAAAAATGGAGCGCGACCCGCACTATATACCGAAAGTTGGTGTTGAATCTTCATCGGGTCGTGGTAAAGTTGAGTTTGTTCGCTTCATGGATAGTCTTGATGAGATGCAATACGCGCAAGTCCGTGATGAGATAAGAATGCGTATCGCGGCGTTTTATGGTGTATCTAATGTTTTTATGATGGACGCTGGTAAGTCCGGTGGTTTGAACAATGAAGGTATGCAAATCCTTGTGACAAATCGGGCAGTCGAGTCCGGTCAAAAATTATATTCACGCGAATTATTCCCAAGAATGTTAGACCAAATGGGAGTTGAAGATTGGTGTTTAACATTATATCCGAATGAAGAAGAAGATGAAATTACACGACTTCGCCGCGATGAACAGGAAGTTAACATCGCACAGCGTATGCAAGCACTTGGATTCCAACCGGAATTGACAGAAGATGCAGGTCGCGATATACGCTTTGTCTATAAGAAACCCGACCCACAAGAAGCCATGATGCAACAACAAGGTGGCGCGATGGGCGGTGCAATGCCACCGGGAGGCGGTATGCCGCCGGGTGGCGGTATGGCTCCACCAATGCCGCCGGGGGGCGGTGGCATACCTCCACAGGGTGGGGGCGCGATGATGCCGCCGGGGGTAGGGGCTTCTCCACCGGCAGGGGGAGCGTCCCCACCCGGAGGTGGTCAAATAATGATGATGGAGAAAGCAATCGGGTTAGGTGAAGGAACAGGTCAACGCGACCGTGGCCCTGCACCTATTAGTTCCGAAACTCATCAATCCGGCGCACCTTCCACTAAGAAAAATCAGCGCGGTGCTAAGAAGACACCGTTAGAGCAAGCACTTGATAGTGTTCAAGCCGCGAAAGACCCAACTAATAAAGAAAAAGAAAGTGGTTTTTAGGGATAAGTTAAAGACTTAGCCGCGCCTCGTCCACCGCATGAGCCTATTAGCAAAGATGGACCCAATAGTTCGCAAATTAGAAACTGCGGTAGCAGAATTCAAGGTTGCGCTCGCAAATAATGACTTAGTATCAGCCGAACAATTTTTGAGAAGCATACAATCAACAAGTGATTATCTTGCTGATGATGTAACAGAAATCTACAAGTCACAAAATGGCGGAGATAAAACTCTTGGTGTAAATGATAGATTTGCTGGTGGCTTCCCCGTCGCACAATTTAACAGCACACAAGGTGTTATCGCGAAATCCGAGGATAGACCGTTGGGATACATAGGGCCGGACAGAATTGGTGGATATTTTAAGAAGCAAGGACAGGTGTAAGCGTGGCAGAAGACACCGACGCAATGGTGCTGATGAAGGCTCTTATCACTAAAATGGAGTCCATGGACGCTGAAATTAACGCTATGCGAAAAAGTATAGACACACCGGAGATGTTACTAAAGCGTGCTGGTTTTGTAAAAGCCAACACCCCTGCTAATGAAGATGTGTGGGGCGACCCTCTCCGCGGCGACCGCGATTCTGTTATTAGCAAAGCCGCCGCCGCCATTGATGATGCAGGTATGAGTATGCCGGAGTCAAATGAAGCATGGCATGATATGTCTTGGGAAGAAATTCACGCGATGGCTGACACCGCCGCGCAAGCAGAAGGAAGGAGGATTGACCAATGAAACCAATAAAAGTTGAAGCAGGGCAACTTGCCCCCGATGTTGACCAGTTACTTGAGAAAGCCAACAAATTGATGGAAAAGGCAGAACAAAAAGAAACTGATAAGTTTGGTTCGGAACATGCTGATTTGTTTGTGAATGTCACAGGTAAAGACAAACCCGTTAAGACTGGTTATTATGATACTAACCAGCGACGCATAGAAGTCAAAGATGTTGCCAAAACAAAACCGAAGATGGAGAATGTCAATTTAACTCCTATTGGTTATCCATATCCACTTGAGGCGCGTGAAAACAAGAAGGGCGACCCATCGGACAAAAACCCTCCATCAGCATACAACCTCACAGATTATCTATGAGGTGATGAAGTGTGCGCGAAGATGCTTTTCAATATCATCAACGCGTGGTAAATGATTTTGCGCAAGCGATTATCAACAAACAAGATGCTCGCGACGAAGCAGTTAATGTTTTACTAAGTGCGAATAACTTAGAGAATCATGGGTATTTACATATACCGTTTAGAGAAGAAGCAGAAAACTTCCTCAAAGGACCACAATTACAAATAAAAACTCCAACTGAAAAAGGCATGGAGAGAATTTTCTCCGGTGGTGAAACAAGGGCTGAACCTGCACCCCAGCGACACCACAAGCCACGACAGTTGTTCAATAGCGATAAATGGAGCGAGGCTAATGAGAATCTAAACGAAGATGAAATTGACAAGATGGTTAGAAAATTAGTAGGCTTCCGTTTTGAAGATAGTATCCCAAACCTAAGAGATTTTAGTTCCGATGAAATTATTGGCAACCATTCCAAATTCAAAACATTAGGTCTTCACCCTCCACGCGCAGGTGAAATTTCTTACAACGAGAAACCGTTATGGCAACAATTAGCGAGATTTCTTTTCAGTAATAACGGAGCAAACGCTGAAAGACTACACGATGCGATGGTGAAGACAGCAAAGGGTTTGCACCCTGTCTTGAAACAAATACATCATTTTGGTGATTGGAGAGGTAATAATGCTTCTATTCTAAAAATATTCAACCGTGGGTTAGAAGATTTCAAAGAATCGTTTGCTAAAAAGTTTGGACACGCGCACCCTGTATTATCACATGAGCAATTAAATGAGTTGTTTTTAAGACAAAAGTTTTGGGAGAATGAAGGTGTATCGCGCCAACAAGCGTTTGACATATTATACAATGACGGAGGATTCCCTCGTAGGTTTTCGGACGAAGGTGATACAACGCCTGTTGAACAGTTACGCGCTATCGCTGACGCTAAAAGAAAAAGGCGGTCAAGACCAATGGAAGGTGAAGAAAATCATGGTATAGTTGGCGATGATGCTTGGCGATATGGTATTGCTTTACTTCCCTACGATGATATTTACAGAATTAAAAAGTGGCTTTTAACAACCAACGGTGGTATGAAAGATGATGGGACAGTTGGTAATGATGATGTGATTAAAGATATTCTTGGACCCGACGCGAGAGGATACATGGCTAACCACGCGTTCATGATAGATAATATGCTTAACGAGTTATACGCTGGTAATCCTTTGAAAAACGGTATGAGTCATGTATTACCTAATCGCTTTACTGCTAAAGGAAGAGCAGAAATGAAGAAGCAAATGGCTCAAAGAGAACAAGATTTGACAAAGAAGTTTGAAAGAAACAATTGGTCTAATATTGATGCTGATACTCTTCAATCAGCGTTGGCGGGTTTTGACATAAAAACCATGGTGAAGAAATATGCTGATAAAGCCAATGCTGAAATAATAGATGATGGTGGTTTATATCCACATATTGACCATAGTGAATATGGCTCTTTCATTTACATGTCGCCCGACTTTGAACCTCGCGACATGAAAAGTTTGGTTAATCATAATTTCTTTGAAAAAGAAGAATTGAAAGACATAATAAAAGTAAGCGCGAATCTTGTTGGACAAAGTGAATACGCAGATAGTATTCGCGAAACTGTTGCTGGATATACTCATAGTCATAATGTTGATGGGGAGTTTAGTATGCTTGACAAACCCGAAGTAAATTTAACTCCGTTGGGTATTTTGATGGAAGGTGTCGGCACCAAAAGAGGTAGTGCTGGTGGTGAATCCGGTGACTTTGGTGTTGCTTACGATAATGCTTTTCCTAATATCTTCCGCGTTGAGTTGCCCGAAACAGCGTTTATGATACCGAGTAGGGGCTTGAAAGAAGGTGGTGGTAAAGCAAAGTCGGTTGAACAACAAGATGTTTTTGACCCTCAAAAAGAAAATGATGAGGGGCAGGTTGAACAAGATTTGTTGAGAGCGATGGACAAATATAATGTTGATAATAAAGATGAGATACTTGCGCGTTTTAGAAATGGTGAAGTGGTTAGTCTTGATGTTCCGCGAAAAGTAAAGACCACAGATGACATCGTTAATGAAATCATCAATCCTTACTCAAATGAACTAAGAGAAGAAGAAGGAGTTGACCCGATAAGAGGTTTTGAAGGTATAGAGGCATACACCGAAGGTATGCCACAACTTAGAAGTCCATCATCATTAGGTATGAATTCTTTTATGATGGCTCACAGCGATGCTTTGAATTTACTTCTAAGAAGCCATGTTGGGTTTTTGAGTAATGATAACAAATCCGTTCATAGCACAGAAGCCTCGTTAAAAACACCAAGATTCACCGCGCAGAAAGAAAGGATAAATAGTGAAAAAAGAGGCCGCAGAAGAATGCTTGACAGAAATCAAATGTCCGGTGGTAAAGGTTCGGGTCAAGCCGATACAGCAAGAGAATTTGGAACTAAGAAAGGTAATATTACCAATGAACTTAGAATGGCGATAGACGCGCTTTTACTTGGTTCGCACCATGCGCAACACATTCATGATGATGAATCGCTTGATTTGCTTACAGCGATTCTCAACGCGAAAAAAGGAGAAAGACTAAACATACTCAAGAATGGTTCACACAAAGATATAATCGGTTATGGTGGAAGAACAGGCGAAGATATGGTTAAAGAAATACTGGAAGGTGTTGAAGAACCATCAAGGCTTGCGCTATACAAAAAAGAAGATTTTGATAACCACCTCAACCATTTAATGAGTTTTGACAAACCCTATGAACTACCCGACCATCAAGTAAAAGGAATTAAATCAAGAAATAGATTGATTCAAGAGATTAAAAATCTCGACCACGAATATCAACAAGCGCGCGAAAATGATGATGTTGACAAGATGGCTACTATCCAACAACGGATAGAAGGTATGTTGAACTCCGAAGATGATGTTGTTGGATATATGCACGACGAAGATGAAAATAAATTATCCGCGATTGTTGTCGGACCAAGCCCTGCTTCGCTTATATCTCAACATGAAGCAATGTTAGGTAATGCTTTACAGATTGCTCGCAATGAAGGTGATGAGATTTCTCAAGAAGTCATTGAGAAAAGAATGCAACAACTCCGTCAAATTGCTCAACGCGAACCTTCTTACGAATCTTCAATAAAGAATGATGAAGACCATATACAGAATCACATTGACACTATCTTAGGTGTTGGAAAAATATTCAAAGCATTACGCCCAGCGATTGAAAAAATATATCCTAATATATTTGCTAAAGACAATCGCGAAGCGCACGCGGCTACTGCATATACATTGAAACTCGCAGAACAAATACTTACAATGTCGCCCGATGCGAGAAGAAAACTATTCACAGGAAAAGACAATATCCGTTTAGGTGGTAAAAAAGCATCATTTGATTTATCCCCACAAGAAGTTGATGAGTTAGAGGGAATAACAGCAATGCGCGCTACACACGAAGGCTCCGACTATGAAGATGCAGAAAAAATACTTGATAGCAAATTCGGCGGTGTTCAACCAAAAGGATACAATGTGTTAACACATCTTGCTCAAAATGCTAATAACATCAATGAAGATGAAATAAGAATTTTTGATGAACTAATAAAGAATGTCAAAGAGTCAGCGAAAGAGCAAGGTATAACTTTCAACCAAGCATTTACCGCGAGATATTATCCTATCAATGAGGCTGGTAATCCTATTAGCGGCATAGAAAGAAAAAGATTGTTTGACATACTCAACATACCTAAGAGGGGTGGTAATAATTTTATCTATAACGAAGGTGGTATTTTTCACGGTCGCGAACAGTTAAGAAGTGGTGGTCAAAGTATTCTTGATAAAGACGGTAAAACAATCAGTCTTGACAAAGAGCGCGATTTAATTTTTAGACTATTACACAATACTCATCAACAAACAAGAAAGGGTAGTGATGTCGCTTTGGATTTCAAAAACATGAAGTTCTTTAAAAATAACAGACCCAACACTAAGAGCGTTATGAATTTTAATAAGTTAAAATCAATTCAAAATATAGCAAGTTTGCTTAGTAGCGACACTAAAACTGATATGCTTGACAAATCAACAGCGGGTGAACAAGCAACCCCTATGGGTGGTCACAACTTTGACCACGCGCCTGTTGTTCCTATATTTACCAGCACACACAAAAAATTCCACTACGGTGAAGATACGAATGTGCCGTTTATTGTAAGACCGGACGCGTTGAATGATGGTATGTTGCTTCTTGAAGACGAAGGTAATCACGCCTATAACACACTACCTAAGCAAAGATTGTTTGCTCCGCGAAATTTGAGAAGATATGTCAACCCTTCCCTCAAGCCGTTGACTACGGCTCAACAAGGAGATAGATATTATGGTGATTATGCGGAGTTTAGCGAAGGCCAAGAACCGAACCCGAACACCCGTATGGGGCAAGTGGTGAATCAAGCAATGGCTACTTCACCCGAACCATTACAGTCAACTGATGATAATATGAGATACTCGTCGCATGTTCTTGATGTCGCGCTTGATGACACCCTCATTATCAAAGACGATGGCAAACCACAACCTATCAAATTCATGCATCGCATTTTTGATTTAGAAGACATGACTCATCTGCGCGGTTTTACTGGTGATTGGGTCATAAGTCTATATCCGCATGGTGAACACATCATCGCTACTAAGAAAGATAACAAGATAAGCGCGTATAGCGTTGATGGTGAAGTTAAGTTAGATGATGTGTTTAATGAAGAGGTTAGCAAAGTGTATGAAAAAGATTTCATAGTTCACGCGATATTACATGATGGTATCATGACAGTAATTGATTTACTTAAGACGGCTGATGAAGATACACATAACATGCCGACTAAAGACCGTATCCGCCACCTTCGCGCTCAATACGAATCCAGCGAACACATCAAGATGCCCGAACCTATCAACACAAAGCGTAGCGATGATGAAGGGTTGAAGACAGCAGTTGAAGGGTTGAGAAAAGAAAATGATATGGATATACTACTTAGAGATGCTAACGCTACATATATGAAAGGTGAACCTCGTCACCCTAAGTGGGTATTATTAACTCAAGAAAAAATGGTTGATGTTGTCATTTTATCCGCCAGCGGAAAAAATTACACGGTTGGTGTTGGTCCATTGATGCACCCCGAAAATTACGGTAAGCGCGCACAGCAAGTTGGTGATGAACATTACATGAATGTTGGAAGCGCGAAAGGACCACGCGGATTGAAGGTTGGAGATTTCGCTACTGTTAGTTGCACAGGTGTAAGCAGTTCTAAGAAAGATAATCCAGTCTATCGTATCCGGTCTGCTAAGATAACAGACAATGAACCACTTGCCGCTGACAGTGTTGAAACTCTCGCAATCATGTGCGGCGACCATCATATTCCTCAACAAGTCAATATGAAGAAAGGCAACATCACTATTCTATTCCCCGCATTTGATGATGAGGTTGTTTGTAAAACACGAAAAGAAGATGGACATTGGTTTGTTGAGCCTCAATCTTCAATTTGGGGCAACGATTACCTTGTCAAATTAGCACGCGACCAAGAAGTGTATTGGGGTGCAAAGGCCGCTTGGTTGTTGAAAAGAGATGAAGAAGAACCCGAATACGACGAGGTTGACCCCGAACCACCAGCGGGTCATAGCAAGAAACCGAAGAAGGTGCTTGAAGAAGAAGAAGAAGTTATCAAGCGTGGGTTGGAATTGATTGAGCGCGGTCTTGAACATATTAGTAAAGAGAAGATTACAAGCACAGGAGTTCAAGGGTTGGGAATGGATTATGCAACACCCGATGAATCACCGCGAGGACCAACACAAAATATACGCGACAATACTATGCCCGACTTTGACCCCCAATCGCGAACAGATGATGAATTAAAACCTGCTACTAAGAAAAAAACCAAGCGACTGCGAACAAGTCAAGGCGAAACTGCGCGTCTTGAAGACGATGGAGTTGTCGCGATTGAGAACAGTTCCATTGATATACAATGAAATTATGTTCGTGAGCAATGGCGATTCTCGCGGCACCGTCTGTATCCAGCAACCCTGTCATTTTGAAGGGTATTGGTGACGACCTTGTTGTTGCTGGATATGCGTCTGTTGAGATGGTTGACAAGCAAGGCGATTTAATTACTCGCGGTGCTTTGAAAGATGCTTTTGGTAAATTTATGAAAGCAGATGGATTCCGCAATGTTCAACTTGCTCATTCTAATATTCAAGTAGGAAGTGTCATTCCTTCCTACACAGATTCAAGTGGTCGTGTTTGGAAGTCCGAAGTGGACGACACAGGTATGTTTGTAGTTATCAAACTACGCGGCGACATAGAGAAGGCACGCGAAGTGGCTTCCGAAATCCGCAAAGGGAACTTGCGCTCGTTCTCTATCGGCGGTCAAGCATTTGAGCGCGTTAACAAGAGCGACCAAACTCGCGGTGATTACCGCGAAATCCGTCGTATGGAACTCCATGAGGTTACAATTTGTGAGAAGGGTATCAACCCCGAAGCGCAATTTAGGATTCTCAAGGAGGACAAAGGTGATAATATGACTAACACAATGAGCGAATTGCAAAGTGTCCTTGAACGCTTGTCAAAGAAACTTGACGACAAGGACAAAGACAAGGAAAACGATAATGACAAGGCTATGATGGCTGATGACAAAAAGAAAGATGATAAAGAGTCCAAAAACAAAGGCATTGAAGACCTTCTTGACGCGCCCGATAAAAAGGACGAGGACGATGACGGCAACATGACGGAAACTCTTCGTGAAGCGCGACAAGACAAGAAGAAAGATGACGATGACGAGGACATGGAAGACATGAACTATGGAGATGATGATATAACAAACAAAGCAGATGATATGATAACGAGCGATTATTTGACTTGGTTAGAGCAGACCGCAAAAGGCGCAGGTTTTGACCCGTCTGCGGCGCGCGACCATTTCAATAAAGGATACGGACCGGGCGAAAGTGCATTTGACATGCGTGGACAAGGTTCTCTTGAAGGAGCAGGTGAAGACGACTCCGGTAAGAGGCCACAACCAAACTTTGGTTCTGCTCCAACAGGAAATAAGAATGTAATTAAGGGCGACTACCTAAACGCACACAATGTTTCACCAAGTGAAATAGAAGCGGCGTATGAAGTGTATAAAGCGGCGGCAATGGAACAACAATTCAAGGCTGACCTAAACAACAACTTCACAGACAGGTTCCTAAAAGAACAAAAGCAAGAAGCAGATGCGATAGCAAAGCAAGACTTTGACGCTCGCGCACCTCTTGTTGAACTACAAAAGGCTGTTCTTGCGCTAAACGACAGAATTGACAATGTTTCCTCAACAGCAACAACAATAGCAAAGTCCGCTAACAGCGCGACTGTTACAATTCCCGAAACTACTGAATTAGCATCAATGTCGTGGGACGATGTCCACCGACTTGCTAACAAGGCGTTGAAGGGAGGTGAATACTGATGGCAAGAAATTATGTAAGAACAGTTCAAGACATGGAAAGATACTACTACGGCGGAGCATCGCAGACAGGATATACCTACGGCTCCGGTGACATACTAAAGGCAGATGCGCCTCTACTATCATCCACAGCCGGAACATACCAAGCAATATACGGCAGAAAAGTATGGTCGCAATTGAATCAAGAATTCAATGCATTTTCTATACTACCAAAGAAGCCGTGGGAAAGAAGTGGATGGAGAATCCTAACTGGTCGTGCTGACTTTACCAAAGGTGGAGGAATCGCGGAGAACGGAACACTACCGGACACAAGCAGACCGGAATTCCTACATGTAGCCGCAAAGCCAAAGACCATCGCGCACACTTTTGACCTATCCGAAGTGAGCATGTTCTTGTCCGACAAGGACGATGGTTTGGGCGATGTCCGACAAGTCTTGAAAGAAGAAATGGGTAAGCATCACGCTGAACACATTAACAGAATGCTTCTTGAAGATGTTGACACACCAGTTGGAAATGACTTTGAATCTCTTGATAGATTAACTTCCGACCCCGACAAGATGACCACAGGAACAGGCCATGTAAGCGCAACTACTGACCACGACATTTACTCCATTACTCGCGACGGAAGTGCAGATTTCCACAGCGCGGAAGTTGATGTTTCAGCAAGTTCAAGCACTAACAGAAACCTATCTTTAAACCAACTTGACGGATTGTTCCAGCAACTATGGACTCGCGGTGGTAATCCAAAGGTTATGCTAACTGGATATGATACTCTAATGAGAGTTCAGCAGTTGCTACAATCCCAACAAAGATTCATGGACAGCAAGAGAATCACACCAACCTATAACGGTGTAAAGGGTGTTCCGGGGCTTGAGGCTGGTTTCATTGTGGCTACCTATAATGGTGTCCCAATTATCCCAACCAAAGACATGCCTCAAGATGGAGCGGGTTCAATATCCCGTATGTATTATCTTGACACAGATTACCTATGGTTCCAAACTGCTATCCCAACTCAATATTATGAATCCGGTATAGAAACTGGCGACCCATTCGCGATTAACCGTCTTGGACAAGAGGGGCTTTACAGAACTATGGGAGAACTATGGTGTTCTTTCTTTGGTGCAAGTGGTAGCATTCGTGACTTACAATGAGGTGATTAGATATGGCAAATGATACACATAGAGGAATAACAGTAACTACCAGCGGAAGTGCAACAATCAATATTGATTATGACCTTCCACTTCAAGCAGGTGTTGACCAAGATGATACTACATGGTTTGGCCCCGATTATCCGGGTGCTAACTCTTTAACAACATCTTTCGGTCCACAACAGACTGACCGAGCAAACCGAATGCAACCGCGATTGTTGTGTTTAACACTTGGTAATCTTGCAGAAGCAGAAACCATTACTTTTAGCGGTGGCGTAAATGTCATTCTAAGCGTAATTGCACACGGCTCCGACGCGACCGCCAATCTTGGCGTAGCCAAAACAGCCGACCTTGTGCTGACTGCTGATTGTGAAGCAACGACTGACGGAACTACCAACGACACCAGCAACGCGACCATTTGGGTTCTTGTGGCTTGAGGTGATTGCTTCTGCCAACTATAACTTACAAAGGCCCACGACGCGCTGGCGCGAATATGGGTCGTTTAGGTTGGTGGACTTGGGGTAAAGCGGTTGAAGTATCGGCTGAATGGCTTGATGCTAACCGCAAAGAAGTTGATGGGGCAGACTTTGTAATCAAAGGGCATACCTTTGAATCAGTTGACCTTGGAAATGACGGTATCCCCGATATGGGTTGGAAGAAAGGCGATATTATGGCTTGGTGTGATGACAACGGGGTTGAATACTCCGCGCTCTCCACCAAAGCCAAGTTGCTCGCGTTAATTGATGCGCACCTTAACCCACCCGAAGAGTCTATAACCGAAGGCGAAGAAGCAGATACAACAGGAGATGAATGATTATGGCATTTACAAGTGATAACAGACCACATACATTGGGCGATTTGATAGCGATTACAGGCACAGTAGCAAACGGCGACACAGAAGTTGACCTTAGCGATTTCATGACAGAAATACTCATGGTGCAAGTTCAACCTCTCAACAAGTTAGGCACAGCAAGTGTAGCGCAGTTTACTGGAACAGTGGTGCAATTCACTAACATCGCAAACGCTGATGGTGGCAGACTATTCGCGCTTGGTAAGAGATAAGGTGATTCACCTTGTCCGATACCAAAGTGTTTGAGTTCAACCCGGAAGAAGCGTGTGAAACAGGCGCGGCTGTTGCGGGTGGAGTCCAACAGGTGCTTGATGCTTATACTTCAACCAAGACCGTTCTAAGTATAACATCATATATCATGCAGGGCAACTTATATGTTGTAGTCGTCACCTCATGAGGGTGAGCGACATGGACATGCAAGAACTCCGACGACTTGAGAAACAGGGCTGGCGCAAAGCCGAAGAGTCAATGGTCAAGACCGATGAGCGCGATAAGTTGAAAGGCGTTGTAAAGCGTCAAAACATGAAAACGCGCAATATACGAGATATTGTCAACATTGGTTCGGGAACGCGATGCCGTTTTTGCGGTATGCTTCACTTCTGTTATCTTGAGCGTTGTGGTGCTTGTAAGAAACCCATGGACTATAATCTCGCGAAGACAGAAGAGGTGATTTAATGCCAACAGTATTTCAAACAGGGGAGCGCGAAGGAAGACCTTTATTCCCCGATAGACTATACTATACTTCTCCACAGAAGGTTGCGGACATATTACAAATCCCCTTACCCGACCCTGTTCCTATGTATCAAAACAATACAGCAACGCATGTTTTCATATCACCAAGAGATTACCGATTAGTCGGTTTTGAAGTGGGGGACACAATTGAACTTACTTCGGACAACGAATTTCCTCATGAATGTGTAATAACCTCAATAGCCGCCGCCACTTCCGGTAGCAATAGATTTGTCGCGTTAGAAATGTCCCCCGGCTCAAGTAATACATTTGATATAGCAGACAACGCGGAAGTTCAAAGTCTTCAATCATTCACTAACGGTAAGCGTAAGGGCGTTACAAAGAAACAAGTTGAAACTCTTATTATGCGAACACAAGACAAGATAGACAACTTGACAAACAATTCTTGGCGACCCATGTTGCAGACTGCTGAATATCTTAATTTCGATACTTACAAACCATATCGTCGCAGATACTATACAGATTATGTTGGTTCTGTTCCTTTGATGTTCCGCAATGCTCAACAAATACTGCGACTTGAAATATGGCAGGGTGCTGACTATCGCGAGATAGCCGCGGCTGAAATACGATTGAAAGTTAATGACTTCACACAACTAACCGCTAATACAGATAAAGTGTTTTTGTGTCCGGGTGGAGGCGGTGTTGCTACGCTGACTGTTGGTGATGGGGCTTCTAAGTTCCGCGCACAATTTGACAATGTAAGCACAGCACAGCAATTATCCGACCTTATCAACAAAGACTTGCGTAAAGGTAAAGCCGCAACAGAATTTGTCCCATCATTCATATTAGAAGATGCGACAGAAACAGACGGAACAATAACAGCAAATGTGCATCATGAGTTTATGGCATCCGCTAACGCAGATTATGGCGGCGGTCAAGTAAAAATTACTTCTATGCGTCGTGGTGAAGCGGGTGAAAATTCAACTTATGCTTGCACATCTTCCGGTATAACATTCTCCGGCGCGACTGATATTAACACAAAGATAACATCGTTTGATAATGCGGCCGACACGATTACTGTCGAAGACATCACAGGGTTTGTCCCATTCGGTATCATTAATGTAGGTAATGGGTTTGCGCACTATACGAGTATTACAGGAAACACACTTAACGGTATTACCGACCTTGGGGGACCAACGCACATACATACAGCAACCAGTAATGGTGCTACTGTTACACAAAAGAAATTCAAGATTGATTATGTCGGCACGACCACAGGTGATGAAGCAAGACTCCGCGATTGGTGGGCTGACTATGATTTAGGAGTTGTGTATTTTAACAACTCATACCCCTATTTCTCATGGAACGCAGTCAAGGTATCGTATGTCTATGGTGAGCGATATGTTGAGAAAGCGATTGAAGATATATGCACCAAGTTGGTCGCGATGGATTTGATACTGTCCGACGACCGAAGCGTGCTACTACCCGAAGGAACACAGAATGTTGACTTGGGTAGCAAGTATCAATTGTTCAAAGCGCAGGTGGCTGAAACATTACCGCGCTATACAGAAGTGATGACGGTGTTGTGATAACATGAAAGATGTAATCAAGAAGGCTATCGGACAGGCTCTCACAGAACCTATCAAACAGGCGCGTGAAATGTCTATTTTCAATGATAGTGGCCGAGTCTTTCTTGATGCAACAGCGAGTCTTTACGGAGCGGCAGTCAACAGTGAAGGAGAGTTGATTGACGCAAATGGTAAAGTCATGGACGAAAAACACCCCGACTATCAAAATATTATCAACGCGGCGAAAAAACAAGCACGCGCACAATCAAGTATAGGAAGTGATTTGATTGGCTCTTGAATCTGTTGAACTAATTAAAAAAATTCTTAGCGATGGATGGAATCGCGGCAACACAGACCAGCGAACACCTATCATTGAAGACATTACTACGGCCGAGGCTGGGCGTGGTAAGCGGTTTTCTCTTGCTAACAAAGACGCTATATATCTTTATGAAACTGTCCACAATGAAGAACAGCCGGAAGTGTTCTATGATTTTGTCCACACGCGAATTAATATCACGGTTGATGCGCGAACAATGAGCGGGAGAAAGCATCTCATGAAGATGGAAGATGAGATTCGGCGCATCGTGCATAGTCAAAGAAAGGGTGATGGCGCGAATTTTGACCGATTACTCTATAAGATGCGGACTGACCTCTCCGACCGGACAAAGAGGTTGCATAGAATGACCTTCCAAGTGGAAATAGTTATCTTTAGTGAACTCATCGCGTGAAGTAAGGCGGACTGATAATATGGCATCAACAGTGTATAAAGGCGACATATCCGAAGTGACTTTCGGTAAAGAATGTGGGTTGGCATTAAAGCATGGTGGTTTCGGCGCACTTCAATTTGAAACTGATGCGACTGGAACAGTTATTACATTCAGCGGCGCGAATCAAGGTTTCTTTGACGGCTCATCTAATTTGAAATACCCTGTTGGTATGCTTGTTGGTTCACAACTTCGCGTTAATGGTGCTGGTAATTTTACTGATGACGACAACGCTACGAAAGGCCATGTCTATACCATTGTTGCAAACAGCGGTGACAAAATTACCGTATCACCTGCTATGAAAGAATTAAGCACAACTTCAACTACTGGTGATGAATTACTCATTGATACCATAGGAACACCAACAATTGATGTAGGAATGACTTTCAATGCTCAAGCCGCTTCTTCCGATGAGTCGGTTCTTACTGACCAATTTATCGGTCTTGCGGCAACCGTCGCGCTACCGGAAACAAAAGTGGAAATTAGACGCTCTCACATTGTCGGTGTTGGTCGTGATGTTGTTATTCAAGAACCACAGCGATTTTCTAACGAGGGTGGCTCTCTTGAAACAATGATGAACAGCGCGCGTTGGTTGTATTATTCACTTGGGCGCGAAGTAATTGATGTGCCTTCCACTACAATGACTGGCGACCCAACAGTAGGCGGCAAGGTGGACATCGCGGCTGGTGATACTTTTATTGCTTATACAGGTGCAATTTCTAACCTCGCCGTAGGTGAGTATATCATCGTTGTTGATAGCACAGCAACAGACTTCCCAAAGGACACACCTGCCGCCGCATCAAAAGAATGGGGTGCTGACGGACTTGGTATAGATATGGAGAATACCGAGCGAAATGAAATCCGTCAAGTGTTATACATAGACCCTAATTTGAGAAGAATACATGTTGATGAGCCATTTTACTTCAATCATGATAGCGGCACTTATACTTTCAAGAGGGTCAAATACATGCCCGGTTCTGCCGACGGTTCACCAAATTTTGACACAACTGCCGCCTCTTTCGGAACAATCACTAACCGCCAATCACGACTTTTATTCTCCGGTGCCACTCTCCCATCTTTTGCAATAGAATCCAGTATTCGCACACACAACACAGGCTCATTTAATGCAAGCGGTGAAGGTCTTGCGGAACCGGGTTCGGTGAATGATAGCAAGCAACTTACGCGCGTTTGGAAAGGTTGTAAGGTTAAAGACTTCTCTCTCGCGGCAGACGCAGATGCAGAAGTAAAACTATCAGTCAACTTCGATGCGCTTTATTGCTACACCGACACAGGCCGTCTTGAAGACACCAACAAAGGTGATAGATATACAGCACACAGAATGTTTGAGAATACTGCTAACAGCACAGTAAATAGAAAGAAAGCAGGTATCGCGCCTAATACAGAAAAACCATTTTTCTTTTACAACGGGCAGATTAGTTCATTTGGAATTAATATTGCACAAGTGACAAACTTTGCTCTAAGCGGCAACAACAACGCCGAAGCAATTTATACTATTCGCGGCAACAGTCAAACAGAATCACGCAATAACGCTGGTAGTTCTCTTGAGCAAATACCATTTGGTGGGTCAAGAAATGCTAACATTATGATTGAAAAAGCAATGGAGTATGAATTATCTATGACCGTCATTGCTTCCGACCCTCTCATTTGGCATGAATTTAGAACTAACAGAACTCATAATTTTACTGAACCTATTACACTAACTTTGACAAAGGCTGGCGCAGGGGCTAACCGCGAAGAAGTTATCATAGTCATTGATGATTACATCATTGATTCAGCACCACTACCGATACCGGAAGACAAGGGTGTTATTAAGTCCGAGTTGACTATAAAACCAAAGCATGTGAGGGTAATATCTCATGATGCTTTCCTACACATGTGAGGTGAACGAAATGGATGCAATAAATCACGCGTGGACAATGTTAAAAGATTACCGCGGTGAAGAATATCAAAGTTTTTGTCAACGATGTCATGCACCAATAGACAGTAAATCATTACCTATGCTCGCAAAAATAAGAGGGCTTTGTCTTGATTGTTATGGTGAAGAGCGAGGATATTGAGGTGAATGAAATGAATCCTATGGATAACGCATGGCTTTTATTAAAACAGAAATCGTATAGGCCAAAAGCGCATTTGCGACAGGCCGGGGCAGATTTAAGCGATAGACATAAGAAAGAAAGGGACCGATTATATATGCAACAATTTGCTGATGGTTTTGGACCTCAAGCACCTACGGAAGAAGAACAAGCCCAACAGAAGAATAATTTACGCGAAAGGCAAAAAATAGAACAAAGTGTTTTATCATCTCAAAGATACCCATACGGCTCTATGAGATATAGAGATGGGCCTTCGCCATTAGAACAAAGACGCTTACAAAGAGGGGAAGACGATTTAAAGCAAATGCAAATGCAACGCTATGAATGAAGCAAGGACTGTGATAAAATGAACAATGTATTTAGAGAAAGTTGGGGAACGCTATTGAAAGAAAGTATGTGCAAAGGTAAAGATTGCAAAGGTTGTCGCGGTTGTAAGACCTGTCCTAAGTGCGAACCGAAAGGCTCAACTTGTGAAAAGGCCGGGTGTTAATTAATGAAGCGCGATATGCACATTGGTGGTGAGCGACCACTTCACATTCGTGCTGTTGAGAAAGATACTTTCCTTGTTGAAGATGTATTTAACCCCGAAGCCGCGAAGACCGACGGCAACCCATTCCCCGAAGAACTGCAAGAAGAAGCAGTTGAAACGACCCCGCTTGAAGAAGAGGGTCCAACCGATTACGAGTCCATGACAGTTGAAGAATTAAAAGCACTTTTACGAGCGCGCAGTCTTGATGTCAAGGGTAAAAAGGCGGAACTCATTACCCGCCTTACCGAAGCCGATACCCCCTCCGATGAGGCAGTTGAAGTGGAGGCTGTCGCTCCCTCCGTTGAGGCCGCGACCAGTAGTGAGGGAGTAAGTGATAACAATGCCGAAGATAGCAGACCCGATGAGCCTCTTGGTGAACAGCCAAGCGGTTGAGCATGAAGTAAGAGCAGATGAAGAAGACCCCAATGTGGTCGTAAAAGTATGGGTGAAGGAATTGTCCTTCATGCAGTTGCAAGATGCAATCAAAACTTTTGTGGCTATTAATGCGGCAGGTTCAGTTGATATTGACCTCGCGCAGTATTGGAAATACATGTTTGCCGAAGCAATTGAAAAGACCGAACCTCGGCTATCTATCCCGCAGATGTTGTCGCTAAGACCTTACATCGCTAATCAAATAACTGCGTTGCTACCGCAACCACAGGACTTGATGAGCGGCCCTTTAGCGGGTGGGGCGACAGAATAGAGGAAGCATACAGTTTTCTCAAAAAACCGTCGCCCGACCTTGAACACGGTTTCAACGCGGCGGCTTATTTTGTCGCTAAACATTACGGAATCAGTATTCAAGAGGTATGGGATATGAGCATAGAAGCATTTGAGCAGTCTTTCATTTGGGCTAACGCCGCTGAAAGAATGAAAGCAGAACAAATGGAAGAGGCGACGAAAGGAACAAAGAGTAAGAGTCGCGTAGGCTCAACACACGGACCAATGCCGTTTAGCGAAGGGTGGTGAACATGGCTGAAAGTGTTAAAGATGTATCCGACCAATTAGACCAGTTGCAAAAGCAACTTGAGCAGGTTGGAGTCTTTAGCCAAAACACTACGAAGACCATGGGGTTGTTTGAAAGACAACAACTTAAAATTACCACAGCGTTGAAAAAAAGCCCTATCTATGGGTTGGCTCAAACACTTAAAGGATACGCGCAATCTGTATCAAAAGTCACAGCGATAACAGGAAAGAATAGCACTATGACAGCAGAACAAAAAGAAAAGTTGCGCGAAAAAATGACAGTAATGGAAAAACTTACTGCCGCGACTATTGGATTTGGTGTTGCTCAAAAAATAAGCAACAAGTTGTTAGCAGTTTCTAATAATGGATTTACACGGTTGTTAGTATCAGCATTCTCTTTAGTTAGTATTTTCATGATAGTCGGCTTTGCTTTGGCCGCTTTGTCAATAGCGTTTGATGGTGCTAATAGCCCCATTCTCAAAATGACCGAGGACTTAGGACCACTTCATGATGCGGCGCAAGGGTTGGTGCTTGTCTTAACGGGAGAAGGAGATGAAGGTGGTTTATCTTCCGCGCTTGATGTTCTTGCTATAAGTCTATTCGCCGCTGGTGCCGCGGCACTTGTCTTTGGTGGGCCTGTTGGTATAATTGTCGGTGCGCTTACTTTAGCGGTCGGAGCCGCGAGAATATTTTACAATGAGTTTGAAAATCTCTACGGTTCTATTCTTGTTGGTGTTGGTGTATTTACAACTTTGATTGGTTCAGTTTTGATGTTAAAAACTGTTTTCGCCGCGTTAAAAGCGGGGACTGTTATCGCAGTTAAAGGAACAATAGGTGCAGTAGTAGCAGGTATTGGTATGGTCATTGCTGGTATTGGAGGGCTTGTTGCCTTCGCGATGGGTGCTGGTGAAGGTATTAAGGGTGTTCTTCTCGGTATTGTTAGCGCGGTTCTTGTATTTGTTGGTTTATTATTAGCGGGTGTCGCTTTAATCCCTGCGGCTATCATTGCTGGTATCGCTCTTTTAATTGCAACTATTATTCGCTATTGGGACGAGATAAAAGCATTCTTAGGTAGTGCTTTAGATTGGTTGATTGGAGCAGGTGCTTTCATTATCAACGGTGTAATTAGCGGTGGAGCATGGTTAATCAATTCCATAGTGAATATCATAACAGGGGCTATCGGGCTTGTTGTTGGCGCGGTCGTTGCCGCGTTTGTTGGAGTTATTAATGTCGGTAAGGGTTTCTTTACATTAATTAAAAATGGTTTTATTGCTGGAATTAAATTCATAGTTGGCTTACCCGGAATGATTCTAAAAGGTATTGTTGCAGGGTTAAAATCAATCATTAATGCTATAATTGATATTTACAATGGTTTCGCGGATAAAATGACTTTCACAGTTCCGAAGTTAATTCCTAAGATTGGTGGAACAAAGATTGGATTACCTAAGATACCAAGACTCGCTAAAGGTGGTGTGGTTGATTCAGCAACGCTCGCAATGATTGGTGAAGATGGACCGGAGGCTGTTGTTCCTCTTAATCGTAAAAACAACCCAAGAGGTATAGGTTTAGGTGGAGGTGAAATAACCGTCAACATCAATGTTGGGGGTGTGACAGACAGAACCGATAAGCGCGCATTAGCAAAAGAAATAGGCGACTTGATACGCGCTGAAATGACTCGCGGTGGTCGGTCGCATGGCAATAGGAGGTCAAGTGTATGACCAAAGTTCGATTGATTCGTAATGATGGTGAGGTGTTAGTAGTTGATGCTACGGACTATTCTCTTAACATAACAAGAGCCGTTCCTGTTATGCCTGTTCCTGTTCTCGGTGAAAGATACGCGATTGATTTAAACATGGTTACAGCAGATTTCAAACTCAATGTCATACTTGCTGATGACGATTGCGCGGCTGTTGAAAACTTACCAACTGCGGCATCAGCAAATATAGATTTTAGCGCGTTAGCCAATAGTGATGGTGGAGTTCAGCAAGCATATATGTCAAGCGGGACTGTATCGGTTAATGATTTGCACAATAACTTTTTTGAAATTCATTCAAGTTATACAGGAGAAAGCACCATTCGCCCTCCCGTCCGTATCAAATTCAACAAAAACTCCGCTGGACACAGTGCATCAAATACACCATCAACTGTCCTTGTTGGTATTCAAGGTATCACAACAGACAATGCTTTAGCGGCGGCTGTAAAAACTGCATGTGAAGCGGCTAATTTTACGCAACAACTGACGACTGCTGGTGGAACATCATTCAGTAGCGCATTTACTATCAAAGTAAGCAATGGTGTTTTGACAAATAATGCGAGATTAACATTTACACAAACAGAAGCAGGGTTCGCTGGCAATAACGCAACACCAGTTTTCAATAGAGGATTTACTTCTGTCAAACCTTTGTTTGATGAATTTGCTGGTGGTTCTAACAAATCTTGTCGTAGCGCGGGAGATAAGTTGCAAGACCTCATCGCGTATGTAGGAAACGCGAGTCTTCTTGGTGCCTCCGGTTCTGCTCTTGGTGGTCGCGCTGACCCCGATGATTCTAATTCTTTAATTGAGGCTGATGTGAGTTTGTCGGATAAGCAAACCGCGGATTACATAGTTGGTATTCAAGTGCCTTACAACTCTATGATTACAAGCACATCGGCTAATGACGATTACATAGAGCGCAATCTTATCATGATTACAGGAAGAAGCGACGCGAATCAACAAGACGCGTTAGCCAACACTCTTGATGTTGGAGTTGTATTTGACCCAACTAACAAATATACAGGTATTGCCGGAACAGTAGTCGCAATGTCTATGAGTTATATTGCCGGAGAAAATGTGTATGAAGGCTCTTTGACTTTCATGCCAGCAGATTTCATAGTGGGGAGTTAAGATGACGGTTATTACTCATTCAACTCATGCTATGTTTTTCAATGGCATCAGCGATAGTGTAGTTTGTCCTCAAGGAATTTTTACCAAAACTGGTCATAAGCGCGAGATATATGGCGGGGTTGCTCGCTCTTCTGCGCCTATATTACAAGACGACGACGGCCACCGTTTTGCTAACGCAAATAACCAAACGCTGGGTAAATTCACAGTTGAGGCTTGGGTATCTCCCGATTGCGGTGGTATAATCGCAAGTAAAGATGAACTGTTTGAATTGCGTATGGGGACAATTGATGCTCCGGGTGTTGCATCTTTTAAAGTTCAATTTAGCAACGGTGTTACAGCAATTGCTTCAAGCGCGAATAATTATCCGACAGCGGCGGCAAGTTTTGTTAGGAATGATGTTGGATACAATAAAGGACAGCGCGAATTATATCACATATCGGGAGAGTTCAACGGTGAACAGGTTAAACTATATGTCAATGGAGAATTGATGGCTTCACATAAAATGAACAAAAAATACACATGTAATCTCAACGACCAAGATTTTTACATTGGTGGTAAAGGTGGAGAGTATCGCGGATACATAGAGTCTGTTCAATGGAAAAATGATGTATCAACAATGGAAAGTCGGACTAAGCCTTTGATGTTGTCGAACAGCACTATTGGTCTTTGGCGATTTGAAGAACCAGTTGAGGTTGATGATGATGTTTTTTACATCACATCAAATGTTAACGCTGGTGATACTACAATTACGATAGGAGCCGCCGCGTGTCAATCATTATACGAAACAGTAAGTGGTAAATCCGGCACACTGTTTACTACTTATACTCTTGAAAGTCTTGGTAATTATCAAGTTGCTAACGCCGCTCATAGCGGTGGTGCGCAAGTTATTGAAGTTCCGCACACGATGTTTAATTTAATTATCAACCCAACAGGAACCGATGTATTATCTCAACAACCTAACGGTTCACCACCGGAGCGTGTGCGTCTTAAATCAATCAATCCTCTCGGAACAATCACCGTTGAAAGCATACATCTTGATTTCAGTGTATCAACAGACACAGGTGCGCGTGGTGTTTTACATTCGCGCACAGCATTCAACAGCGGTAATAACCTCGCTAATGACTCCGCGATGGTTTTGGTGCGCTCGGATTTATTGATTGATGGTGAAACAGGCAAGCCGTATCAAAGAATTGGGACAGCAAGCCAAGCCATTGATAGAACAGGTGCAATGGTTATTGATGAAAGCCCAAATGAATTTCATGGTTTTTTATATTCAAGAAGTCTTGCCGTTGGTAATAATTTTTCACCCGCTTCTTGGACTATCGCGGAGCGTTTCAAATCCGGTCATACTGGCCGTCATAAATACACACATAGAGAAGGACACCCTTACCTTCATTTGCTACCACCTATACACGAACAGGAGTTAACAAGAACTATTGACGGTATATCCGATGACGCGCTGATTACATTTGCGGGTAGTTATATTGGTTTAAAATCAGCAATACCAATCAATAGCAAAGCCTTTGTTTCGCACACAGCATTTAACGGGAAAATAATGAAAGTTAAAACATCGGCTACAACTAACGGTGTTGTTCGTAATGGTCTTGCTTCTATTGATGCTCACCGCGATGGTATAATCGCAATATCAGTTGATGATATTGAGCCATTTTTATTAAAGGGTGGAGGTATAGGTGTTAATTCACAATCGGATAGTCAATACATAAACCATCTTACACCGGAAAAAGATTCGCGTGTTGCTATCCTTGAAGTGGCGGGTTTGACCGCTAAATATGTTGAGATTCATTATAACGCTATTGACCTCACAGGAGGTAAAATGGGGTTAGCAAATCCAGCAATTCTTGTCGAGAAAACAGTCCCCGATGGTGGTTGTTTATTAGATGGTAAAAGAGTTGCCGCGCATATCGCTGATGCTGTTGGTGCTGGCGCGACAATACATTCTCCGGGCGGTATCATTACTGCTTCACCGCAAGATGTGGGCGATGCTCAAGTTGCTATGAAACCTCACCATCTCGTAGGAGATAACGCAGGTGGGTTTGATTATGAAAAGGGATTGAATGAATCATTTTTACCATCTGCATATACACCTCGTAGCACAGGTGACGAACCTAATAAGCCACCACAAGGGGTAGCAACAACAACTCACCCATCAGTATATCACAGAATACATATTCAACCAATGCAAAGAAGTGCAAGCGACCCACCAATAAATGAAGCACCAACTCACTATCAAGAGAGTGTTCAGTTTGCTTCACAGAAAGGTGGGGCGTTTGAGATGTTTGATGTGATTGATAACAATAAGCAAGGTGATTCATATATTTTTATTGTTCAGCCGAGTAAGCGCGAAAGAACAATGCAATTGTCGCGAACAACACCTGCTACAATTGATTCTAACGATTGCACTTTCTTTACAATTGAGTATATTCAATCAACCGTAAGAGTAGTTTCAATGCAGGTAAATGATACAGGCGCGGGTCGTTATTTAGTTATGGAGGGGCAAGGTATGATGAGTGATGTGTCCGACCAAACAGTATCTTATGGTGGTGATGGCAGTCGTGATTCTCATATCGTCAAAGAAATACAACCGGGCGCACCTGTTGTATCTGTTACTCTTGGTGGTGCGGGTCAAGGTGCTATCAATACAAAACCATCATGGGACCCTGCATCTATATCGCGCGTTGGTTGGAATACTCGACAGACTTGTGCAGTTAGAGTTGCCAGTTTTGATACTACGGCAAACACAATAACAGTAATTACACTAAACAATAAAGCGCGACACATTGGTTCGATGCAATCAACTTCTTGGGGAACATATTGTTTTCCAGCGACAGGTCGCATATATTTACCGAATGGTGCAAATGCTGAATATACATCTAAAACTGGTTCAGCATTTACATTCCCTGCATTCTCAACACTCTCACAAAGAAAATTCATTCTTCAAGATGGAAATCCTGTTGCAAATTTGGCTGATTGGATTGCTAAAAGTCAACTTACTGCTGATACAGGAATAATATTACTTGACCCACACTTTGACTCAACTTCGGTATGCGCTGATGGAACTACTATTAACGATAGATTGTTTCAATCAATAAGTTCAGTCAATCACGATTATCAATTAGGAACTCAATACGCAAGCACACGCGCGCTTGTTGAGATACCTTTATTTCCCAATCAATTTTTTGAAGACCGCGATGCTGGAATATTCCCCGGACCGGACAACAGCATGAAATTACATCTTGATGCAACTATGACTGCTCAAGCATGGAATCCTTCACCAGTTGGTCGTCGCGCAAATGGGCGACGAGCGTTAGACTACGAAGCAGTTGGTCATTATCAATATAATATTTCACCATCTGTAAGAGCAACTATTACACAAATGACAAGAAACCCATCAACTAATACTGTAACAGTTGATACAACGGGTAAAGTTCCAGTTTCAAGTTTTGACAGCGGTGCTGATGTTAAAGGTATAAGCACGCGAAGAACAAGAAGGATTGTATTAGGAAATGGAGAATGGGCTTATTACGAAAGTAGTGGAACTGAAACTTTAACACTAAGCAATAAATCATCTTATTCAAGCGAAAATTTCTTTTCGAGTGTTCAAGTCGGCTCACAAGTTATAGTCGGGCAATTACCTAATGATACTCTTGCTCAACTCACAGGTAATGTTTCACACACTTCATCTGCTCAAGAGTATCGTCGTCCATTTTATTATGACCGCGGTAGCGTTATGACACAAGGTGGTAATCTTGATTATGGTTTGCGACAATATGTTAGCGCGGTTGAGTTTAAGGCTGGACCAACTGCAAACCCGCATGTAGCAAGAATACAATCTAAAAACGCAAGGTTGACATTGCTTTCTCAAATCGCAGGTAATAATTATAGATTTACTGGTAATTTACCAAAAGGTAAATTGCCTACAAATTATAAATTCGCGGCAATAAATGAATCAACGGGTCGTAAATATGCCATAGAATATAATTCATCAACAGGTCCTACTCAAATAACAATAGACCCTCACCCAATTTTAGATTCAACAGCACCAGCAATAGGCGCGTTATCAACAACAGCGGACACCGTTTTGACATTACTTGGTATATATTCAACTTCTGCTACGACACTACCGTTAAAAATTGAAGATGGTATAGCAAATCAAACTTGGAATAACCCTTATTGTCCCGGCGGTCTTCGCTATGGTGATACTGTTTGGGCGAATATGCATTACACTAACCCTCATGCGATAGAGGGTTTGTTTGCTAAATCTCGCGGTGTCTATAACGAGTATGAAGTATGGCGTGGTTTTAATGGTGGTAAAGGTGAATTGGGAGTTGAAGCACGCGATACTCTTCCGCTTGAAAATTTCCTTATTGGCGATACTTGTCTTGAAACTGCTCGCAATTATGTTCAACATGTAAACAAGACCATTGAACTTAATTGGACTGAATTAGGTCATACAAACACACCACCTATTGTTGCATACCTTGACCCGTATCTAAGCACAGAAACACATGCGCGTGTGTTGCTTTACGATGTAGCACACGACCGTGAATTTATCGCGTTCCATGATTTACACATGCAAGTTCAAACAAGCGCGATAACCCCAACAATCAACGGGCTTGATGTAGCGGCAGGGTTTAGGACACAAAGAAAAGATAAAATATTAAAGACAACAACACATACACAAACAATTCATTCTGCTTCATATACTTACGAAGACGGTGATGGTAAATCTCACTTTGTTGAAGGTGCATACGCTCACCGTAGTTGGTATTTGATGGACGAAAGTATGTTAGTCACAAGCGGTGGAGCAACGCTTCAATTCAACCGACCCAGCAGAAACACACCCCATCATATTCAATTCGGTAGCGAAACGAGTCGTTATGGACACGGTAGGTTAGAGCAATCAACTGTTGATAGTCGCGTTCAAGTTGGTTGGACTACTGTTGGGGATGCAGAATTAAGACATGCTGAAACTATACCCTACGAAGAATCCGAAGATGTCCAACAAAATACTATTGACAGAACAAGATTTTATGCTACTTTCTTTGATACACCCGAAGGGACGCGTGTTATATCAGCGTTCCTTTGTTTGAAAGGAAAACGCGCTACAAAAAATGATGCAAGAGAGCATTACGAAGACAGGTTGCAACATCTTGAGCATTGGACAAATATGGACTTTGTTCGCCGTCTTACGATTGATATGGGCGAAATTGGTTTAAAAGAAGGTGTCACAGATATAGAAGCGGCGGCGCGAGAAGTTGTCCGTATGATTAATCAAGGCGGTGCTGAAAACGGTCGTAGTAGTCAAAGACGACCCTCCGACCAATATCCGGGTGAAGGAGAAAGATTTGACATAAACCGTCGCTCTATTTCAGTTGGTGGAACGGATACAGAAGAGCCAACAGATGCAACAGCCGCGCATCAACATGCTGATTTTGCCGTCACAGGTTCAACATACGACCCCGCGCCATTTTGGTTAGATACTGCATTTACATCTTTTGACCGAGGTTCACACATGGGTTATGTTCGCGCACATTTGGGTCGTGTTGTTGAAGATGCTAATGGTAATGAAGGATATAGTATTGTAATCCACAGCACAGTTCCGGGTGCTACATCAAGAAACTTTTGCGTTTGGTTAGACAATAGTAAATCTCAAGCGGAATATAAACCACAATTCCTCATTGGTCATGGTGGCCGATTCCGTAATTTTTACTGCCGACCTCCCGAACTGGCAGGTGAAAACATGCACCCTGCGCCTATGCCCATTGACAAAAATGGAAAACCGTTTGCTCCTATTACTACACTAAGAGAGTATGTTTCATTAGATGAAGACTCCGATGAATTATTTATTAATACACATCTTGGGTTTGGTGCTAACTACAATAATGCTTACACAGGTGATACAGCCAATACAGGAGCAACAACTGGTCGCGCATCAAATACTGGAAACATGGAGTCGTTTGAAAATTCCGGTCAAAAATATACTATTCGCGAGGGATTACAAACTGGAACTCACGCTTATGGAAGAGTTAACTTTGGTGGTATAGTAGCCGCAGGTATTCCCGGTTTTGCTCCCGATGCTGGGAAATGGGGTTTTGGTGAAAACAGCAAATCTAATTCTCGTTTTACATCGTCTATATATGGTAATTATATTGCCGCTGATAGCGAAACGGGTCTTTACGCTAATTACTCATTATATGCACCTTCGATAGAAACAGACGATGATGCTATCGGCACTTCCAGTCTTTACGGTATGAAATTAGTTGACCATCGTGGTAAATCTCACATACTTAGATATATTTATAGACGCGCTGGTGAATCTTTTTCTCACAAAAATGCTCTTATGCCTAAGACTATTGATGAAGAAACGCTAATTTATTTTGACGACCGCGATATTGCGCAAGGTGGATTTACAATAGGAACTAATATGTGGGGTATTGGTAATGACGGAACACCTTTCTTTTATACACCATCAGTCAACACAAACGGGTGGAGAGGAAATGTATGGCGTGGTGTCCACACACCTAACGCCGGATACGCTGTGTCAATTGACCCTGCAACAGCGGCTAATACATTGACATTGAAAGCAGGGACAAATTATGGGTATCATGGCGGTGGTATATGGCATGTTTTACCCGAAGACGACCCAACTGCAAATGTTAGAGATATGCTCGGTCATTTAGGATTCCCCGATAGTGGTTTGATATGGTTAGCAATACCAAACTCAACCCCCAACGCTTATGAACACACAGGAGTTGTTTTTTCTTACGCATCGCGAACACACAACGGTCGCGGTGGGCCACATTCTTTCTTTGGACTACAAGGTGTTGATGCAAACACCATAGCGGCATCTTGGTTCCCCGACCAAAATAGATGTGGGCCAACAGGTATTACAGACGCGCGTATTCCTGTTATCTTAAGTCCCCATCTTAACCAAACAACTATTATTACAGATGAATTGATTGCCGCGGCAACTAATTACGCGTTTAATGTTGACCCTAACGAAGATAACCAATTCTTTGATTGTAGCGATTTGCGCGCACCCGATGGTCGCACATACGGTGAAATACTTGGAGATAATGCGCAGACTGCTGTTAAAATAACCAAGTTCAACCAAAATAAACAAATTACACCCCTCGGTGATATGTTCACAACAACTTTATCGCGAGATTGGGGACTTCATGCGAGTAGTATGGAGTCGGCACCAATACAAGCAGACTTCGGCTCACAAACATCAATATTCGGAGGTGCGGGTCAATACGGTGGTGCAGATGCCATCTTAGACAAGTCAAAGGCTCATGGTGATTTTGGTTATTTGCCTTACACATTGTTGCAAATCAAAACGCGTTTCAAAGGTAGTAATGCTAATACTGCAACACCAATATTTATTGACCAAACAAATAATGCTATTTCAACTGATGAATGGAAAAAACATTTACGCGGTGAAAAATTTACAAGATACAAAGGCGACCATATTACCCCATCGCTTGAATCTTCAACATATACTATTATTGCTTTCGACGGTGCTGTTCCAAGTTCAGCCTTACCCGCTGGAACCGCCTATGACACTTATCAAGTTCATTTCCGCGACCCTGCTCATTTTGCTGTCCTTGGTCGTCAATATGCATGGCAATTGCAACACATTAGCGGTGGAACAAATCTCAATCAAGAAACTGTAACAACTAATTTTGGTGGTAAAATAGATGGTTCATGGACACCGTTTAGACGAATGGAATTAGATGAAGATACTTATTTATATGCCGCGGCACTAAGCCCTATATTAGACCCAAAAGATGCTGACAGAAGTGTATTGGCTTGGAAACATGTTGATTCAAAAGGTGATTTTAAAGATAAATTGGTCGCTGGTGAGATTTTACAACCTTTCAAATTTGATAATGATATTCAAGGATTAAGATTGAATGGTAATATTCACGGAAACCCAACAGTTTATTTCCGCGGTGCGCAAGATAGTGTTGACCATCATGTTCCGCTTTACTTTGGTGGTGGTTTTAGCGGTGTCGTAATGGACATTAACGACGGCTCTCGCGTTGATTATTCAACTCACAACAAACACCCATACGCTAAGGGGCCGACTGGTAGTGCTGGATTGCAAGACATAGGTGAAAAAATGGGAGCATACGCGCTTCTTGACACCACAGCAATGTTCGCTATGTTCCCCGGAACTATACTTGCAAATCAACATCGTGGTGAAGCAAGCCCACCATTTGCTAATCAAGATGCTCTTCTTAGCCCCGACATTGATGGTAATACAAATACTCACACTATACCTAATACAACTTACACTAATGTAAAAATAGCAAAACCAACACCTATCGTTCTTCGCTTTGCTCACCCATACGCGCGATATGATGATTCAGTTAATAGCGTGGCTTACATGATATTTGGTCCGGGTCAAGCAGTTCCTAAACATTGGAGCGGTGAAAGTGCTACCTTGACAACATCAGTTGAACCTTCGGCTAAATGGACTGTGGCTAATAAAATATATACCGCGCTTGATGGAATAGTTGGAACAACATATAACGCTGGTGTTGAGTCGGGACATTTCTTACCGAATGAATTAAGCAATACTAATTTAGATGGTGGAGGGCATCAATTTTTACCAATGACAGACGCTTACGGTGCTAAAAATATATTACCATATAGGGCATGTCGGCATTGGGAACCTTCCTATGGTTCACCAAACACTAATTGGAATAACACATTAGCCACAGAATCAAGATATTCACATTCTCATTATTTCAAATCAACGGGAGCAAGCGGAAATACACATTCGCAATACGCTCACCCATTTACCAATTACAAAGCACAAACATTATTCACAAACAGTTCATTTCATGTTAGTGGGTTAATTTATCATCTTGAAGGTGGATACACCGCTGGTGGTTCATGGTTTGATAATAGCGTTAGAAAAAACCCACCACACCCTGTAAGCGCAACGCTGGTCAATTCAGCAAACGCGGCTGTTCAATACATTGATAGAATCGGTTTGAATGCTACAATGTTCCGTGTTGGTTCACAAGTTTTAACAGATTATGACCATGATTTAGACGCGGCTGTTCCCGATGATGTGTTTTTAATTGATGCAACGCGTTGTCAAAACAGCGAAGAATTAGGTGCAGTTGTCGCGTCGGCAATTAATACATGGCCGGGTCGCGCTAATCTTAAGGCACTTGGTGGAACTTTCTTACCGTCATTTCAAGATGCCCAAAGACAAGATAGATATGCTTGGATTGAGGTTGCGAATTTTGATAGTTATACACCTGTTTCTAATGACGGCACCGGAATCGTAAGTGTTGTGGGTGCTAAATTACCAATGAATCTACCGGAGTTTGGTTGGATTCGCTTATCTAATGGAACCAAAACTTACTTTGGATATTACGCACACTACGATAGAACAAATGGAACATTCATACTCGGCAGTCTTCAACACAGACATGGTTTTGGAAGATTGGAAGAGGCTGATTTTGGTGGCGCAGGTGGTGGGAATGCGGGTGCTGGTGTGAGTGGCGCACTTGATACTTCGGCTGGTGCATTGAAAGTGTTTGTTTGGTCTAAGGCTGGCAATTTGCGATGGGATAATGGATTTCAAAATGCAACAGACGGAATACGCTCAACAAGTGCTACAAGCGAGGGTGAAGCATCTAATAGCCCATTTGACCATTATGCGACAACACAAGTTCATTTCAACGGTGCCACCGATGCCATAGATAGAACACGCGCGGTTGGTGCTGTTGGTTGGCATGGTGAGCGTTATTCTATGTTGAACAGTTTGACTATCACAGATGATGGTCCGAAAGTAGCATCGGGTCTTGGTCCGTGGCTTCCGGCATTAGGATTTACACCATACGGTGCCGCTACCACTTGTCATTATCAAAATTCAATAGAATGGGATTTGTTAAAAGTAAACGGAGAAGAACAAGAAGGAAATTGGGTTCCAAAGACAGGAATAAATCAAGCATTTGGGCTTCACCAACGCCATTTTATTGTTGTATCATACGAAGGAGATTTACCTATTATCGCTAAAGCATCGCGCAACGGTCAACAAACTTGTGGTGATATGTTACAACTTAAATGGTCTTCAAGCACACAAGGTGGAACAGTTGTTGCGTATCACAATGAGCGATTCAACAATGACCGATATAGTGCTGAATCAAATGCTGGACCACATGTTGAGGCTATGACTGACCCTGCTATGACACCACCTGCCGAACTTGACGAAGGAGTAAGTGAAGCCGAAGTTGAAGCCGCGTCGTTGTGGACATCGGCGGCGGCAACATCATTAGCGCAAGCAGAAACTTGTTTATATCCAACAGGGGATTTGTTCTACAACATAAATGAAAATAGAAACAAGGATAGAAATTACCCAGCCGATAAGATATTTGATAATGAAGCGGTAACAGTTAGTAATCAAGGATACGAAACTTACTTTGAACACCGCTCAAAAATATACAACCATTGGAAAACAAGAAACGCGGCTCGCAATTTCTTTACTGAACATGTAGTATGGAAGCGTATGGGTGGTGGTAATGTCACATTACCTGCTCAAAACGCGCGTGGGCTTGGTTCTATTCCATGGCAGGTTCACAAAGTTGGTAGTGAATACATTAAGTTTGGAGAAACAATATACGGCAATGTTCGCTTCTCGTTTGAAACAACCAACGCCGCTATGTATCCAATTATACAAGCCCAAGAGTTAGCACACCCAGCGTTGGCTGAACAATTCCCTTACGAAGTAAGAAATGCATTAACAATACCCAACGAAGAAATGCAATTTGAAGAAATACCAGTTGTTGATGATACAGGACAAGAACACAAGTTACCCGGTGGTTCACCGCTTGGTATTATTATTCGCGATTATGAATTAATACAAGACCGGGAAAATGAAGGTCTTGCACCCGCAGTTGCCGGTTCGGGTGTATCACCTAACATGGAAATACAATTACCCGACCACGATGAGATACCGGGCAACATTCTTGTTCGCGCAGGTTTTGATAGATTACAAGCATATCAACACGAAACGCTTGGTAGTGGTGGTCTGCAACAACCATCGCAACCATCAAATGTCGTTAGAGAATCATTTACTTCGGACGGTTCACGACCGCGAACAGAACCTTATTGGGAGCAAGACGGTTATGAACACATCAATCAAAATCCAAACAACTTCCCCGATAGCAACAATACTTTACAATCCGAGAACATTCTTGAAACATCATACGAACCTCACGACCGCGCGTTGTATTTCCATGTAACTAAGATGGGATACACTTACACTGAACGCGAACCATTGGCTATCATTAACAATGCTATGACGGTCAATCGTCTTACAATTGACACCATAGGAACTAACACTATTACCGCGAAAGAAACCATCATGGCTGATATTTGGAAACAAGACCCTACACCCGATGGACGCTACTTCCTTTCAGTCAATGGAACAATTGCTTCATTTACAAATGTTAGCGGTAAGCAATTCACAGGTGTTGTTTTTGCACCGGATTTCACAGCCAAAGAAAACAATCAAATCAAACCATCATTCTATATCCCCGCTGGTTCAACAAGACAATTTGCGGCACGCAGATTGCGCGACCATGCAGAAGTAAGCGGCAACAGCCCCGACAAACCACACACTGATTGGATTGGGGTGTCTGCTGGAACAAGCCCTGCGACCGCTGTGCGCGCGGCTAACAAACTTACACCTATGCCACTACCGCGTATGGGGCATCATTATGTTATGCCAACTATGTCTGTGATGCCCGGACATCTTGCTCACCCTCAATATCAGCAAATATATCAAGCAAACCGCGCTTGCTATGGAGTAATTAAATATGATTCAACACAAGATATTTACAACAATGTTTTGTGGTTTTCAAGCCCTACCGCATCCCACCCACCAAGTGATATACACGGTGATGGTTTTACTCTATTAACTGAAACTAAAATACGATTTGATGGATACGGTATTGCCGACGATAGCGCATCATGCAACGCCGCGGGTGGACACAGAATACAACTTGAAGTTGGAACTAATTACAACACAGCGTTTCATTTCCCCGACCCAGCAGAAGTAGGCGCGTATCAAATTGTCATTCAACCTAACTTGTTCAGTAAGCAATTCATGGGTAATAATGAAAATACAACATTTGCTTCAACTGATGCACCGGAAGACCCAAGTGGAACAAATACTACCGTCACAGTTCTAACAGACCAACTTGTTGCTACGGTTGTTGCTACACAAGGTCGCGACTTGATATTATCCGAAGCAACCATGGCAGATGTGCGCGGTTGTGAAATATACCTCAATGAGATAATGCTTGACATTGACCCTTCAACACGCGAACAATTTACTAACATACCTATTCTTGGTTTGAGCAACCCGTTTGGTGTTAACGCTACATCATCGGGAGCATTTACGCGTCGCAGTTTGCCGTATTCTCCTAACATGTTTCATCGTTCATCTCCGGGTATTCCCATAACTGTTCCTTGGTGGAGCGTAGCATTTGCATCTTCAACAATCTTTACCGCTAATGCTCCGTGGAAAAGCACAGAACATTATCACCCCGATGATTACTACCATTTCTGTCGCTCAACGCTCGGTGGTGTTGGTTGTCAAACGACTATGCTTGGTTATCCTTCTGTATATCTCGATGTTTATACAGATTATTTAACATCAACAAACCCTGTTGGAATAATCGAACACATGGACACTTCTGCAAATAAGTTATATGTTCGCAATAATACTTTATTCCCTGTTGCGGGTGTTGATTATTTCAATCATAGATTAACAATTATTAGCGCAAACGGAACGCGACACGATGCAACTTATACAAATAGAGGATATATTAGTGGCGTTGGTTTAACCGACGGTGCTGTTGTATTTCATAATGTAGTTAATGTCGCTGGTGCAGGTGATTTTCAAACAAATGCAACAAAAGGTCTTGAAGTAAGATTAACAAGAAAATACGGTTTTGATGATTCAAAAGAAATTTACACAGATTCTCAATCAAGTATTGCTACGCGCAACTTACCACAGTTATTATCGGGAACGCGAGATACTAACAGCCTACATTTACCCGACGCGTATCTTTGTATGTGGCATTACAATCTTGGTCGCCCTATGACTTGGTATTCCGATTCAAGGACAAATAACAGCGATGCGGCAGTTGATAAGAAAGCATACAATCATGCACCGGAACACTTTGAGATGGTTCATTATCACGAATTCGCATACGCTATGAGCGATGGTCCATTTAAATTCCGAGCAAAAAGTATAGAAAATTATACAGGTGGTCTTACTGATACATATTCTGTTAGTGCTTTAGCACACCAAGCAGGGACAGATGGTAAATCGCGCAAATATAATTTTGGTGCGTTTTGGCCGGGTGGACATCGCTTTGGTGCGCAGATGAGTTCACTTACTCTTTATGGAACAGCCGCTCCGGGTTGGCGCGATAAGTGGGATAACCCTAACATTAAGCAGGTATCCGACGCAAAAGGTTTGACTGTAACTAACGGCGATGTTGAAACAATCACCGATTCGCTGTTCAGCAAGAATGTGCATAAACAAGCAGGTTGGGGATACCGTATATCAGTAAGACAACCTTACAACAGACCAAGATGGGCTATCAAAGCAAATCAAGGTTTGCGCGACCCTCATGCGTATTATCACTTCCATGCCGAAGGACCATTTGTTAGTAGCCAAGAAGTCACTACGCGCACAAATACACAATCGGAAGACCTTAATACTACACTAACAACCATTACCCAACCGGATTATACAGGTATTATAGAAAGACAAACTAACGCTTCCGCGCTTATTAATAATGATTTAAGAGGTCAACAAGTAAGATATAGCGATGGTCGTCGTATGACCAAAGGGTTTGGTTGCGCTGTTCGCAACATACGAAACCCAACAACAGCGATTCGCAAGTTTCATGCAGACACACCCGCTGGATTTAAAGCCGGAACAGATGTTGTTGACCAGCGTGTTAACCTCGCTCTTGCTCAAGCACATTACATGGTTGATTGGTGGGGCAACACAACGGGTGAAGAGGTAAGACGATTCCCTGTGCGCGGGTTTGGTATTCGCCCATCATGGGACCCCGAAGATGCATACCGCGCTACGGACAGAACTAAAGTTGCTGAAACTATGTATAATGACACAACAGGTGTGAATCTTGCGGAAGCAGAAGTTAATTTCTTTGACCCTGCTACTGCAAAGCGAGTCGGCGACCGTGGTGATGGACGCGGTGTGCGATACCCAACATACTTTAACGAAGATATACTACAAGATGTATCCGAAGATATGCGACCGTTTGGATTAGTATTATCTCATCATACAAGTGAACCTCCATTTACAACAGGATTTATGCGCCCTGCTAATATTGCGTTAGAATCATTTGAAGTTCCAAGAGGTATAAGCGCAAGATTAGAAATTGCGGGTGATGATGGTCTATTGAAGCGTGAAGCAAATGTAGGAAGCAATATTGAGAAAACAAATTTTGACTTTATGATAGAACCAATTGCAAAATCAAAACCCCGTATTGGAATTGACGGCATGAGCGTTGTTGAAAATGATGGTAATATATCTCCGCGATATGTTGTTGCAAGCACAGAAGCAACCAGTTTGCACACGGATAGGCAAGCAGGTCAGCGTTTCATATTCTCCGGTGGAGTATCAACAGCGAATCGCGCACTAAGTGATTTAAGATTAGATACACTAAACTTTTCTTCAAGTAAGCAAGTTATGAAGTTCGGAACAACGCATGGTATTCCTCCGATTGGTGGAACTTACATTATGGAACTTTCATCGGAAGGTGCGCCAATAAACGACTTTGGTTGGGGTGCTTCAAGTGGTGTTACAACCAATCCTTATCAAACTTCTAACCACGACTCAAAATCGTTTAACACTAATGTTAAAGATGAAACAATCAAGTTCCTTGTTCGCCCTGTCCGCGTGCTTGATAATAAACACATTGAACTATTCCGTAGTGATAGAACACATGTGCTTTCAGCAACAGCCGCAGGTCGTTATGGTGTGTTTGTCTATGATGCTCCTAACGCGCGTGCCGCAGATGCCGCATCAAACTACATGCGTAATACAAACCCAGCACCGAGCAACCCACCTTATACTCCTGTTTATCTTTTCACACTTGGAACTTCAACAAGCGCACCTTCAAGCACCGGACCAAGAATACCCGGTAGTGAATCTTCAACATTTACAACATCATCAACACAAGCAGTAGCAAGAATGGTTGTAACAAACAACACACTACAACATCTTCGCGCTGATGCATCAAGGCTTCAATCAGTAGTTAAAAACGATGATGCCTTTATACGAAAAAATTACACGGTTCAACCGAGATACACACAATCATTATACGCGGGAGATAGACTTAATACAGTAAATCATTCCGGTGAAGGTAATAGAAGTGATAATGGGGTGGGAGCATGACATATAGCGTTCCTTCGCCAACAAATGCGTCTTATGTAAAAAAGAGATATGGTCGCTCCAAAGAAGTTTATAACGAAATAGGTGCTATTGCTGAAAAGCCAACTTTTGTTGATAATGCAATCCACCACGCGATTTATGAAACTACCGAAAATTTAAGCAAAAAAACACAAGTAAGCAAACCGAACCAAGGAGATTTTCAACCAACACATCAGCGCAGATACAGATTGACCGAAGAGCAATCTTCAATTCGGTTAGCACACAAAGACCATGAAGATGCTCCCTTTTTTAACGGAGAGCGATTGGGTGAATTTTCATCAAGACCAATGCTTTTAATTGCTGATAATGACACATCTTTGCGACTAAGAACTAAATCGTTAACTAATACACAGAAGGGTGTTCGCGTTCACTTTAATAACATGAAAGGTAAAACTCTTGCTGATTACAGCATGGATAGTGTTTCGCATGTTCGCGCTGGACAAACAATCAGCGTTGGTATGAGGTCAACCGATTTAGTTGAGAAACTATTTGACAAAGCATTACATGGTTTGAATAGCGTAAGCGCGCAAGGTGTTAGCACATTATTTGTAGCGCAGAATTTTAACTCAACAAACATTCCAACAGCGGTTAGATTTGTAGGACGACATGACCATTTTATTATGTATTATGATAGGTTTGGTAATTTCAAATACGCACCTAAAATATTTAATTTTAAAGACCGAGAGTTAGGCACACAACGCGGTATAAGTGAAACAAAAATTGACCCAATCGTTGATGTAGCAAATCGTATAGTTGTAAAAGGAAAAGGTATTGCAGTTAATGACCATGTTAGTGTATTAGTTGATGATGCAGAAGAGCAAAAGAAAAGAGGGTCAATCAAAGAAATGAAGGTTCAAGACCCGACTGTTAATAATGAATCAAAAGCAAGAACAAGCGCGGGTCAATTATTGCGTTTAAACAAAAAGGCTCAAGGTGCTTTACAGTCAAATGAACACGCGCTATCTTGGGATTTTGAACCGGGTGATATTGTCAATTACAAATCAGCAATAGGTGATGTTCAACAAGCAATTATTGAATTAGAACACAGGTCCGATGGAACATCGGATTTCCAAATGCTCTCTTATGAAGCGGGTCTTGAAGCAGTTGTTAACTCATTTGGAGATAGTGCAGACTTAAATGATGAAGATTTTGTCTTCGATAATAGTCAGCAAATATCAACTCTAAATAAAAGCGGTGTCGGTAGTGCAAAAATTAGAGTGAGAGGTGTATTAAGAGTCCGACCCGTTATTACAAAGTTAGCAAGAACAAAAACAAGCGCGCTTAACACAGGTTCGGATATACACGCGGGTATGTTGTTAGGACATCGCAACAGCGGATACGGTGCAGGTCGGTCTGCTCTTGGATTTGGTATTACACCGCGCATTAGCGGCACACATGCGGCGGGGGCTATCACAGTTTCCAGCACAACCGGATTTGCTGATAACGGTCATTTGATACTTGATAACAAGTCTTTTGTGTCATATAGCGGTAGAACAGCAACCACCTTCACAGGGGTAAGTTTGGTAAGCGGAGCCGCCATAGCCTCACCTATCGCGGAGATTCGTATGCTCCGCCCTCGCGGACATGAGATGAGAACAGTCAAGGGTAGAAAGATAAGGAGGAAGATTTGATGCCAATGTTAAATTCAGTCAAACGACGCTTGGTTGAGCATCTTGCTACACTTGTTAACGAGTTGCATGTTGGTAGTGATGGAACGGTTGCAACCTCCGAAGACGGCGGTGCGCGCACACTTGCAAGAATAACACCGCGTGTGCAAATTATTGACGACACCAGCATACTTGTTGAGGGTGTGTTAAACGCATCGTATGTCTTCACCAAACCAATCCAAGAAATCTATCTTCAATACAAAGACGCAACAACAGGCGAGTTTGTTCCTGTGTATCGCGCGGACATTCACTCTCTTACAAAGAGCGCAGATAATGAAGTGCGCTTCTCATTCATATTGGAGGTATCGTGATGGCGACAGATAACATAGCAGGGCATACAGCCGCGCAGAATACGCTTGGTGAAGACGGACTACGAGATGGAGATTCGTTATCACCCACGACGCTTACCAATTTAATTCAAGGTGTTCATGGCAACGGTATCCTTCGATACCAAGATGGAGCATACGGCTCATCAAGAAATGAAACAAATAGCGGTAATCAACCCGGTTCAATGGTGCGCGCATCAGCAAGCACTCTTGGTGTAAGTGGTGGTTTTGTTGTGCTTGACGGAGCATTGTATGAATTCGCTAATGGTGTTGGTGACGGAGTTCTTCTTGATTTAAATAACCCTTCACATGGTAGTGGTGCGCTTACTCTTGCCGCAAACCAAGAAGCAATCTATACAATTTATGTTGCCCCAAGTGGTGGAGTTAACAAAGTTGCTTTTGAGGCTGGAAGTCCTGTTGATACTACAACGGGGATATATCCTTCCGCGTCTAATCAATACCTTATTGACTACGATGGAACCACTACACAAGACAACATGAAAACAATTGTGCTTGCTCATGTCCGTGTTCAGTATATTGGTTCCGGTGGAGGTAGTAATAATCTAAACATTGTTGAGATAAATGATAAGCGCGTCTTTTTACAAGGTTCAGCAGACTATCGCATTCCGCTTTCAACAGGAACAATATCATCGGGAAGTGGAGTAAGCGTTGCTGAAATTGCAGATGGTGGTTCGGAAGGTGTTAACACAATTGCGCATCTTAACGCTATTCACAATGAGAACGGCGAACTTGCTGTGACAGATACAGTCAATGTTCATTGGGTAAGCCACCCGCGCTATGGCTCATTTGACCAGTTGCCGCCGGGACCGGGTGATGCAGGGTATGGACAAGGACCGTCGCGCGGTGCAGACCGCGGAGGTGGTCATGTTGCAGACTCATTCTATTTCGCAGGGCGCAACAACCAACAGACCGGACACTACTCGGTAAGGTTACAAGGGCGCGGTGTTGATGCCACAAGCACAGCACTAACCACATCGGGTATTTGGAAAATTACAGCGGACGGAGATTCTTTCTTTATGCTTGCACCTAACAATAGCGTTGATATTACGCTACAACCGGAGCAAGATTCAGCGGGCAATTACATGTTCCCCGAAGGACATACTATTGAAGTATGCAATAACGGATTAGGCAATATCATCTTCGATGACTTAAGCGGCTCTAATGAAACAATCGCACCAAGTCATCGCGCTACATTTATTTACGAAGGTAGCGTATGGGTGCGTTGTGATTATCAATCAGCAATTTTAGGTATAACTCCGGCTATTGTTGATAATAGCGGGACTCCCGATTTTGCCACAGGTATTACACAAGGAGAAGTGCTAACGCTTCTTGGTATCGAAACAGGTGCCACAGCAGACCAAACTGATGCTGAAATACGCGCCGCTGTTGAAGCCGCAACTGACTCTAATGTATTCACCGACGCAGACCACAACAAGTTGAATGCAATTGAAGCAAACGCAGATGTCACAGATGAAACAAATGTCAAAGCGGCAATTGACGGTATGACTCTTACAGACATTGGAACTCCCGCTTCCACCGACAGGATTCTTATTCAAGACGCGGATGATTCTAATAATCTTAAGTATGCTGATTTCAGCGAATTTGGTGGTAGTGGTGGTGGTAGCGGAACGGTGACAAGCATTGGGACAACCGCGCCTATCACCGGAGGAACAATCACAAGCACAGGGACAATTGGAATTAGCGCGGCTACTACAAGTGCGGCAGGTTCAATGTCTGCGGCTGACAAACTCAAGTTAGATGGTATAGCCGCAGGTGCTAATGTATATACTAATGGTGACGCACTATCGGCAGTTTCGGGCAATGACCTTTTTATGGATAACGAGCGAACATTTAGAGCATCAACATGTGTAGTTGATTTCGGCCAAAATCCACTTGGACTTTTCCCTAACCCAACGGTATATGAGTTAATACCGGATGAAGCGGGGACAGTAATCTTAGCACCGGGAGGAACAACTTGGGGGCTACCCGACCCCTCCCCATTTTCGGGGACACAGGTAGGCGATACCTATGTTATTATTAATATAGATACGGGGGCGGGCGCGGGAACTCCCGTAACGATTGACAGAACAGGTAATCCGGGGGGATTGGGTGGACACGGAACTGCTCAAGACTTGAACGGGGCGGCAACCAATGGTTCGCTTCCCGCGCATGAGGCTGTTACTATAATTTACACAGGACCGGTAACGGGTTGGTATGGAATAGGATTGTGATACGATGAATCCAATGTCGGCGTTGAAAATAGGCACAGCCATGAAAGACAAGAAGAAGCGCGCGGGTGGAGGTGGGCCACCACCACCACCACCTGCCGGAATTTTCCCCGGCGCAATAGATTCTAATAATAACCTCGACAACATTTTCGGAGTCGTGGGTCATGACTTCGCCACAGTCCAAGCAAATCTTGATGTCGCGTCTATGACGATATTAGCAATAATGGATTTGAATACTAATGCCTTAGTTTCTCCTTATTCGGGAACCAACATACAAGTTGCTGACTTTATAGCAAGGGGTAATAGCCAACCGGGAGGTAGTGCTATCAGTCCCGCACCGAGCATAGGTAGCGGTTATGCAGGGTTCACATTGATAGATGGTGAAATAACTTTGAACATAGCAAACAACGGTAGCGATACAGGGATTGGAATAGGCGTATCTGCTTACAACCCTACCAATCAAAGATTTGGTGGTGCTACCCGTTTCTTTTTGAGTGTTTATCATGACGCGCTTAACTTAGTAGGAAATGGTCATTTATTCCTTGGTCCAAGTTTGACTAAGAACTTCGTTAGTGCCGGTCACGGCGTTCAAGCGGCAAGTAGTCCCGCCGCTATCATATTCCAAAACCCTCCACCTGTTGCGTCGGGTGAATTAATTTTTGAAGTGCGAGGCGTTTTACAATCAAAAAGAGCAGGTTCTCCGCATGCAACGATTCCCAGCAGTTTAAATCCCGCTACCGGTGGTTCTGTTTACGGGGGAAATGCTTATCTTAGTGTAGTGATTAATTAAGGTGAAAAAATGTTATGGATATGGTTTTTGTTAGCAGTAGTGGCTGGATTTGTATTGACTTGGTTTTCTATGATTGACGATAAAGATACAAATTTTATTATTTTTGACTCGGAAGAGGAACTTCAACAGGCATGTTGGAACGGATTACGGAAAGGTGTGAAGTGATGGGTAAACTGCGCGATAGATTAAGTCAAAAATGTCCAAGTTGTGGTCAAAATGTTGTCGCGCTAAGAATTGAAGGGCGATATGTTAATGACCGTGATACGCGTGTGCTTGTATGGGAATGCCCGTTATGCCAAAGATTATGGCGCGAGTCGCGATTAAATAAACCTAAATTTAAACACCACGGAGTTGAGCAAAATGTCTAAAGAAAAACCAAAGAAAAGCGGCATGGTATTGATTATCGGTATGGGCGCGAAACCTAAGAAAGAAAAAGATGGTGTAAAGAAAGCAGATAAAGCAGATGAAATGACAGCCCCACGAAAGCGTGGTGGGCTTGGTAATAAAGAGAGAAAAAGATTGTTTGCTTTCAAAAACAGATTGCGCGCAAATCCAAATGTAGTTGAAGAAACACTAAGCAAACTCAACATACCCGAAAAAATGTTCCGTATGTATTTACAAAAAGTTGAAGGTATGACTCTTGAAGAAGCGAAGACTAAAGATACTAATTTCCCAAAGTTGATTGATGAAGTCAAAAGAATTAACAATGCAAACTTAGGACAGTTTGATGAAGCGGGTAATATCAAAAATAAAAAATTACAAGAGTCAATGCAAAAGCAAGGGATTAGACTTAAGGATTTCAAACAATCCATAGAAGACGACCCTTTCATGAATTTCCAAGATAGAATGGCGAAACTAAGAGGTGAAAGAGGTCCGCGTGTAAAACTTGACCGCGCGCCAAGAAGAAGAGTAGGACAGAAGAAAAAGCGTAATCCGAAAGGTGATATGTTTGACATACCGAGCGACGACTCCGAAGAAGAAAAAACAAAACCCAAAACCTCTTTTAACGCGCCAATGACACCCTTAGAACAAGAACGCCGAAAAAGAACAAATAGATTATACCAACTTAAAGAACCGTATGGTTATAGGCATAGATTAGATAGCGATGAAACTTACGAAGACCTATACAGTCAAATGTTTCAAAATATAGAAGAAGCAAAAGCCAACGACCCGCGTATAAGAGATAAAAAAGATACATTCACAGACTTTGAAGGAGATTTTGAAGACGCAGAAGATAAAAAACTTAGAATGCTTGAAAGATTATTCCAAGCCAACCAATCCGACCCGACAGAAGCGGCGTTGAGAGCGTTGGGTCAAGGTGGTGGAGCAATGAGCGAACCAAAGTATCGGTTTAGAACAGTTCAAGGAAGAGTTCAAAGTCAACCATCAACTATATTCCAAGATGAGCATGTAAGTCCTTTTGCTAAATTACCATCACCTCAAGACGATGACGATATTGCAACATCTTCCGATTCGCGCAATGTCATGGACCCAGCGTGGGTGTTGCTCAAAGGTGCTATGAAAACTATTGACTTGATAGCACAAGAAACAAACACAATGGAGGAAGCACTACAATCAATGAAAGAATCATTCCCTAACATGCCGTCGCAACAAGCAATACAACTTGTCACAGAAGCAAAGAATCAACAAGCGCGTGAAAGAATGCAAGAGCCAGTTGCTAATATCATTGATAGTTCACCACAAGAGATGATGGATAGAAACCCCGGCATGAAAAATTTTGCATCACCAACAGGCAATCTTGATGATGTAGCAACTTCCTCCGACTCAAGAAATGTCATGGACGCGGCGTGGGCTTTGTTGAAAGGTAATCCCGAATTCCGCGACGCAGAAGGGCGCGCTATCAATCACCCTGCCGCTATGGTGTATGATAACTTAGCAAATCAAATAGATTTAGAATTTGGCAACCCAACTAACATGAGCGACGATGATGATACAAGCGCGGCAGATGTGATGGAACGAATAAAACAAGGAGATATTGATTTTCGAGGAAAAAGACTTCTTGATACATTAAAAGATATTGCGGAGAGCGATTTTTTACACGGCACAGATAATATGAGCGGAGCGATGAGGTCGGCGAAAAATCTTCAACATAACCAAAGAGATGAATTACAACGACAAAGAGGAATCGCAAGGGATATGACACGCAATGAAATGGAGTTTGGAAACGACCCCGTAATTGGAGATAGAACCCCATCACCTCAATACGGTGTGAAAAAAAGACCAACCTTTTCAATACCACACCCTAACCCTCGCGATGGAG